CATACCTGGCTACCTTATCTCACCCCTAACGGGGTGATCCATTAAAATAATACACGAATTGAGGCATTTTATGCGTTTATTCTTGTTGAATATCAATTATATACAACATCAGAATATTCTCAAATTCCATGCTGAAAATAATTATGGATTTTGCCCCCTACCTAACGGGGTAACCCTTAACAATATACAATTTACATTCGTTAATTACGATTTAAGAAAAATTTCGAGTGACAAAGTGACACCTAAGTGGTTGATTATCAAAACTTTTGGGTGTCACTTGTCACTTGTCACTTTCGCTATACTCTCCGTTTTGCACTACTTTGCCCCCAAATATACGACTTTTTGGATAGGCTCGGACTATGAAAAAAACGGCTGTTCGCCCTACGTCCTATCGCACACCTAAAGGCTACGCGGGGGACATACTCGGGTGACATCTGGGTGACATAGCTACTCCCAATAAACCTATAACAAACCACAACAAGTGATTTCCTATAACGCAACAAAGTCGCTGAAAATCAGCGACTTTGTTAATGTTTAGTATAGGTTTTCTGTGGTTTGTTATTAACCACCGAAGTTATCGTACATTATCTTGCCACCCTTTGAGTACCACTGAGTTATGCTATATGGGGGACAGACAAGTCCCAAAATTCCGCATTTTATCATTTTCATATTCATCTTTTCGTTTCCATCTGCTTTCTTAAAACGCTTACAGACGCATTCCTTGCCACCTGTGAGGAGTTCTATACACACAGACGGAAGCTTTATTGCCTTGAAGATTTTTCGGCCTCTAAACGCCTTATTTCGCGTTTCGCCTCAACAAGCAAGTCATAGAGTTCCACAGAACGTTCCGTGGCAAAGTATTCCGCCCAATCCCGGAACGTGTAGCACAGATCCGTGATGCCATCGTCATAGTCCATGCTGTCCCACCAGTCGGAAAGTTCCGCAAAGATTTCAGGAGGGTTGGTGCCCAATGCGTCCACTACCTCTGTCGGGTATTGCTCGATGAGCATCATCTTCCAATTCTCAAGATCCGTGTCCGGGTTCTCATGGAGAATGTTCCACGCTGCCTCTTTCAGTTCTTCATAGAATTCATCCTCCGTGCAGCCTCCATTCCAAAACTTAAAATCGTTCATTGTTCTACTATCATTAACTTTGTCGCATGATACTATTCTTTATCCGTACACTCATAAAACGTCACACCAACATACGTTGGTTGTTCTACATGTATTACTGGCGCAAGTTCAACAAACTATACAGGTTTTACATGGAGAAATGCGACAATGTGCCTGATGCTTCACTCACGTTTCGTTCTTTCCTCGTCTGATTCGACATGATGCGTGGGCAGAACAACAGGAATAGAGAACGTTATCCTCGATACATTCTCCGTATGTTCCTCGCTGTTTCCTCCTATCTTTGCCGAGAATATCTGTATTCCAGCCTTTCCGTCAGCCTCAACCTTGTCTGTCACTCCAACGGTTATTGCAACATCAAAATCTATCTTTGATATAACTCTGTTACAATTCTCGTTCGCAGGATCCTTCACTGTCACATTGGATATTTTATTAGACATTGAAGGAGACACTATCGCCCCATTCTGCAATTCTGCTTGCAACTCACTTACGGCATTAGTTATGTCAGATAATGCCGTCTTTATAAATTCCTTCAGTTCCATAGTATTTTATTTTTTATAGCACTTCCTGCATGGTGTGCGCCCCATCATCTCCGCTTTTTCCAGAGTCACCTCGTCTGTGCTCGCACTACATTTGCTTAACCCCTTGCAGTTGTTGTAGGCATGAAAACGCTTCGAACTGCCGCCAGTGCATACCCACACCTTTGCGTTCGAATTCGTCGGAACGGAAACACGCTTGTGGGATGATTTTCCACAAGACACACAGCACAACAAAGTGCAGAGAATGAGATATAAAGACTTATGTTTCATTTCATCTAAGATTAGAAGTCGGAATCTTCTTGAATAAAATCGGCTGTTGGATAGTATGATAAAAACAAGTACAATCGTTCAACATTGTCTTTTCCTTTTGTTCGCGTGAGTGTTATGTCACCATGCATAGTTACACCGTCTTCCTCCTCCCCTATGAATTCATAGCATTTATAGCCTAAACTGTTCTTAAATTCAAATATTTGATATTTATGCTTAAGTTTATTCTTTAGAAACTCTCTGCTGCGCTTCATCGGTTCCGCTTCACTTACAGGCTTCCATGTCTGAAATTCTGCTCTATAAAATCTCGCAACACCATCAACCCATTGAAAAAACAAAGTACCATAGTCAAATGAAAAATCGCCCATTTCAAAATTGGACAAGGTGAGATTTCCGCTATCTTCAGACAATTTATAGCCGTAACGCTCCCGTAGCGTATTCTTTGCATTTGAATAGCTCTCTCCAACTTTTATTCCAAGTACAGACTGGGCATATGTCGTAACTGCAACAGCAGTCATCATTACTATTAACAATAGAAATCTTTTCATTTCCTTCCCTCCATTAAAACCTTAATCAGTCTTTCTTTCTCTGCAAGCAATGCCTCCAATGATTTGACGCGCTCCTCCAACACGGCTGTATCTCCTGCATTGGTCGTTACGTTACCCACGGAGTTGTGGCTTCCAATTGCTACGTTGCCATCGGAATTGTCCCCGACTGACACATTATTATGCATCTCGTCCTCCTCTCCAGTGAGCAGCCATCGTGCATCTACGTTCAAAGCAACCACAATTTTTGTTACCAGATCCACAGATGGTTTACTACGACGTACGCTGCCTATATAATTTGACAACGTAGCTCTTTCAGTACCTATAGCCTTTGCAAAAGCGGCTTTATTGCCGTTAAATCTTTGATTTACAAGCATTTCCATTCTGTCGTTGATTGTTTCCATACGCTGTCACATAGTTAAAAGTTATTAAATGACTACATTAAGTAGTCAATCCGCTTGTTTATATGTAGTTAATTGACTACCTTTGCAGCATAAAGTTATAAATAAATATCGAAATAATGACAGAAACATCTAAAAATCAGCGAAAAAAATCGCTCTTGGGCCAGTTGAACGCCCTTGAAGTCGGCGAAGAGTTGACAGTATCGGTTAGCCGTTCAAGCTACTTGAAGTCGATTTGCGTCAGCTTTGGTCTCCAGTGGAACAAGAAGTTTACCACCACGACCAACCGCGAGCAACGCACAATCACAGCAACCCGAATTTCGTAACATTAAACCCACTCCATCATGAAAAAGTTAATCATCACATCAGCACTCCTTGTTGCAAGCCTCATCAGCCGCAACACCTCAACCCAATTGTCTAACGAAGAACTCGACCGCATCAGCTGGTCAGCCTTCTGCAAGGACTTCGGCTACAACGAAAAGACAGATGACAATAACTATGTATTCGAAGGAACTATATGCTTACTTTACTAAATATATTGAGGTTGTTGACCAACGCCCCAAGCTGCAGCCACTTAAGCCAAGGAAAAGCAAAAAATGTGTAACCAGTTCTGCACCACCTGCAAGCAGTCCTACACGGCTCTTAACGGCTGTTACTGCACCATGCTCAACCGCTACGTTGAGCACGCAACAATACCTCCATGTTCAACCCATAAAAAAGAAAAGAAATGAAAGCGCTCATCACCAACTACCGCTATTGGGTGCTCACAGCACTCGCATTTATCATCATTATTGGCCTCGTTGCCATTCCACAAGACGGCACTGACTCTCTCGTCTATTACGCAACGCTTTTCGGAACAAAACTCGTTGCGCTTATAGCCCTCATCATTTACGTCTTCCTCCATCTGCATTGGAAGGACGAAGGCAAAATACCAGAACTGTCAAGCATCATCAACGAAGAAGAATAGCCCATGGACAAAAAAGCCGACATCATCGACCGACTCGACCGGATACGCGATGCCACCCTTCTGTCCTCGAAAGACATCTACACAACGTCAGAAGCCTGTCTTTTCCTCGGGGTAAAGCGTAGCTATCTGTATGAATTGGTGCGCAATCGCAAGATCAAGCACTACAAGTCGCGTGGCGGCAAACTCACTTACTTCAAGCGGAAGGACCTTGAAGAATGGATGACGTTCGACACCGTTCCATCCTCAGACAAGTAAAGTTGCCATGCCGCAGATAGCGTGTTAATCGGATAGGCACGAAAGGAATTAAAGCCTGGGACATAAGGTAGGTTCAACTCCTCCCTGCGGCTCTACAATACTGAATAAATTTTAATCACATTCAAATTTCAACAAACATGAGCAAAATAGAAATTACAATCGAGCAGCTCAACAAATTGCAGCCCTCAGAAATCGTGCGTCAAGACAACGTGCGCGACAAGTTCATCCAAATCTACGAAGCCATGTGGACACCATCCACTGGCGTGTCAGGCGAAGCAGCCTACGAAAAGGAGGCACGCAACTTCAACCGTCTGCTTTCAGAAAAAGAGGACATCCGCAAAAAGTGCAACCATTTCTCACTCTTCACTTCATTCCTTGATGTAGCCATCAGCGGTCTGACACTCGACCCTGGCACCAAGGCACAAGCCTACCTCCTCGCACGTTCAATCGCTGTAGACTCCTATGTTGACGAGCGTGGACAGAAAAAGAACCGCTACGAGACACAATGTGTCCTCACCATATCGGGTTATGGCGAGTTGGTGCTTCGCGCACGCTGCGGACAGATACGCCATGCCGACAACCCGGTAATCGTGTACGAAGAAGACACATTTGAGTTTGGCGAGCGCAACGGACAGAAGTTCGTCAATTACACCTGTCGCCTACCCCACCAGTCTGGGCGCATCGTGGCTTGCTTCATGAAGATCACACGCGCCGACGGCTCTGCCGACTATGCCGTGATGCTTCCCGAGGATTGGGCGCGTCTCTCCAATTACTCTGCTCGTCAGAATACCAAGTACGACTATCAGACCAAGCAATGGGTACAAGGTAAGCCTAACGCTCTCTATACAGCACAGGGCGGACAGATTGACCCCGGTTTCCTCGTTGCCAAGTGCATCAAGCACGCGTTCAAAACTTATCCAAAGGCGCGTGTCGGTCATGCTACGCAGTTGGAGTCACAGCAAGTTGACGAGACAGAAATCACTGACAACATCTACGGCATCACAGCCGATGGCGAGAAGGTTGACACCGCTACTGGCGAGATTATCAGCGACAAACCACAAGAGCAGTCTTTTGCCCCAGCACAGAGCACATCTGCCGGCGTGGTCGTTGACCCTGCCGCAACAGGCGAGGACGATTCATTTTAACTGTTAACAACTACACAACTATGAGTGAACATACAACAAACACCGAATTGACCATCGTGCGCAAAGAGAACGTGCAGCTTATAGCACAGACCGCACCCGAGGTATATAAGAGCAACACCACATCATGCCAAAAATGCACAGACTTCGGCAAGAAGCTGCTTGCGCAAATCAAGGCCAACGGCATGAACGACGAGCTGGACATGCAGTGCGCAACATACATCAACAAGGCACGCAACACGGTTAAGAAGATGAACACCAATCGCTCTGCCATTACAAAACTCTTCGACCAGATACGTTCCGAGTTTACAGGCATGGAGAATGCCATCGACCCCAACAAGACCGACTCCATCCCTTACCAGATACAACAGGCTCGCAATGCCTATGCAGCAAAGAAGCGTGAAGAAGAGGAACGCAAGCGCAGGGAGGAAATGATGCGCCAACAGCGTGAGCAAGCCCTCGTTCGCTACAAGGCTGAAGTGGAGGACGGCTTCAAGCGTCAGTTCAATGTATATACGACCAATGCGACAAACGAACTGACGAAACTCAACAGCAGTCTGACTCTTGAAAACTACGAAGCACAAAGCAAGATCATCCGTGAATATCCTGTAACGCTTCCTGCCAACTATATTGACAGGCTTAAATCCACTATCCTTATCCCGATCCCGGCTGAAATTGCCGACATGAGAGACCAGCTGCCTGGCATTCGCTCTTCCATTCTTTCCAAGCTCATGCAACAGTTCCATGAGCAGTTTCAGTTCGAGGTAGGCGAATACCGCGACAATATTCTCGACATGCTGCCATCAAAGAAAGCAGAATTGGAACGTATGCAGAAAGCAGACAAGGAAGAAAAGGCACGCATGGCTGCTAAACTCAAGGCGCAAGAAGAAACCGAAGCAAAGCGCATTGAAAAGGAGCGCAAGCGTAAGGAGGAAGAAGAGGCTGCAAAGAAGAAGATGCAACAGGAGGCATCCGATGTCAACAGTCTCTTCGCTGGCCAAGCCATCGTCACTCCGGAAGGTTATCGTTCAAAGACATCTATCAAGAAGCGTCTTGTGTTCCATGACGCGCAGGGCGTTCTCGCTGCCGTATCTATGTGGTGGTCGAAGGAAGGACAGTTCATGTCGGTCGAAGAACTTACCAAGATATTCAAGAAGCAGATCACGTTCTGCGAGAAGGTGGCTAACGACAAGGACCACCCGGAGTTTATCAGTTCAACATCAGTTTCCTATGATGAGGAAGTAAAAGCTAAATAAACAGTTATGTACGAGAGTGGTTATTATCCTGCCGGTGCGGAGTCTGACCCACGCGCACCTTGGAATGAACGAGAGCCTACGATGGTCGAATGTGCTGCATGTGGCGGCAAGGGCTATCATTGGTACGCCTACGACTTTGTGGCAGACTACGAAACAGAATGTTCCGAAGAAACATGGAATATGCTTCCCGAAACGGAAGAAGAGGCTATTGCAAAACGAATGCACTTAATCAAGGGCGAAAAGGAAACCTGCGAGGTGTGCGACGGTGAGGGCGAAGTTGAATATGAACCTGATTATGACGATTATGACGAAGATTAACAACCCGGACGAATACTATCAGAGAAGTGAGGTCAGCAATTCTGACCTCACCGAACTGAAGAACCTGCTGCACCCTCACATGCAGTTCGGTGACAAGGAGGCTGCTTTCCGCTTCGGGTCTATCGTCGATGCCATCATCACCGAACCCTCGCGTGTTGACTTCCTGCACATGACCATCGACGGCGAACAATGTTCAGAGGAGGAGTTCCTCCACGCTCGCGAAATGCAGCGTGCACTGCGTGCAGAAGCACGACGAGACCAATTCCTCGCTAAGGTGCTCGAACATGCCGATACACAACGCTTCATGGTCAACAAGCAGCAGGAGTTCAACAATGGGGGATTTACCTTCCATCTGGACACACGCTGCAAATGGGACTGGTGGTTGCCAATGGCCAACTTCGGCGGCGATCTGAAAACGACATTCGCCTCAACACAAGCGGAGTTCGACAATGCTGTAGATTTCTTCGATTGGGACCGTAGCAGGGCATGGTACATGGACATCGCCCATTCCGACCGCGACTTCATCTACGCAATCAGCAAAAAGAACTGCAACATTTTCAAGAAGTTCATCAACCGTGGCGACGACATCTACAATCGCGGACGCGAGAAGTACGAAGAACTTGCCTTCCAATATTGGGCTTTCAACCTTATGTAACAGACAAAGTATGAAAAAGAAATTATCACAGACAGCACAAATCCAGCTGCTCAAACGCCTCAGACGTATGTGTCCGTTCGCTGTGTTCTCTGGCTCTTACGGATATACATGCGGTGGCATGGTTGGGGGGGTACGTTCTTCTTCAGGCATGGCCGCTCGCTCAAAGGAAGCTCGCCATTGCATGCTCTCATGCGCCAATTTGCGCAAGCAAGCATACATACATGGCTACGACATAACGATATCAAAACACACAATCAATGCGTATGGCTGAAACTCTGAAACATAACCTTCGCGTCGAGCCTTACGACTATCAGAAGGAGGGCATACTTGCCGGGCTGCGCTGGCACCGATTTTTAATCGGCGATGAGCCGGGCTTGGGAAAGACGCTGCAAAGTATCGGTGTCGTAGACTGTGCCAATGCTTACCCTTGCCTTGTGGTCTGTCCGTCCTCGCTCAAAATCAACTGGCAGCGCGAGTTCGAGAAATTCACCAACAAGAAAGCCCTTGTGCTCGACAATTCCGTGCTTACCACATGGCCTTATCTTCTCCGGATGGGCATGCAGCAGGTGGCGGTCGTCAACTACGAGTCTCTGCGCAAATACTTCGTGTGGGACATCAAGGGAGGCTCACGTGGTGGGTTCCGGCTGAAAGATGTGGTTTTTACGCCCGACATCAAACTGTTTCGCTCTATCATAATTGACGAGAGCCACCGCGTGAAAGACCCATCAGCCCAGCAAACCATCTTCGCGCGTGGCATTGCTGAGGGCAAGGAGTATCGCATATTGCTGTCTGGTACGCCAGTTGTCAATCGTCCTGCCGACCTCATAGCACAGCTTTCCATCATGGGACGTTTGCCTGAGTTCGGTGGTCGCTCGAAGTTCCTTGCCGAGTACGGCGGTGGCGAAATCTCCAAAGAGAGACGAGGGAATGATGAGGACGACGCACCGCGCAACCTCGACCGGCTCTCTGCAGAACTCTATGCACGCTGCATGATCCGTCGCGAAAAGGCCAAAGTACTCACCCAACTACCAGACAAGACGCGCACCGACCTTATCGTTGACATCAGCAACCGCGACGAGTATATGCTTGCAGAAGCCGACCTTGCAGAATACCTGCGCACATATACCGAGTGCGACGACATCGACATACGACGCAAGATGCGCATGGAGGCTCTTGTCAAGTTCATGACGCTGCGCTCGCTCTCTGCCAAAGGCAAGGTGAAACAAGCCATCGACTTCACGCGCACATTCCTCGCCAACGGAAAGCCACTCATTCTCTTCTGCTCTCTGCATGAGATTGTGGACGAGATAAAAAAGGCGTTTCCAAAAGCTGTATCTGTTACCGGGCGCGACTCCATGATGATGAAACAAGCTGCCGTCGATGCGTTCCAGTCCGGGAAAGCACAGCTAATTGTCTGCTCCATAAAGGCAGCTGGCGTGGGTCTCACACTTACGGCATCGTCAAACGTGGCTTTCGTTGAGTTCCCATGGACTTATGCCGACTGCTGTCAATGCGAAGACCGCGCACACCGTATAGGACAAAAGGACAACGTGACGTGCTACTACCTCCTTGGCCGTGGAACCATCGACCGCACCCTCTATGCCATCATCCACAAGAAGAAGTCCATCGCCAACCAGATAATGGCTACCGACGACGACATTCCACAGGATGAAATGTACTTCGACCAGCTTACGTCACTCTTCCTTAATCCGGACGACGATGGCTAACCTATGTAAGACCGACCTGCAGCGCATTATCAAGTATCTCGATGATGCGGCCGCTCTCTACGATAAACAGCACGGTCTGCGCAATTCATGCCGTGCATGGTGTATTAGACAACTCACCCAAAAATTAAAAAAGAAAATAAAATGAGACAGGTTATAAGCCAAAATCTAACCGGGCGTTACGCCATCATCAAGATCTTCCCATTCATCCATGCGCTGAAGGTGGAGGTAAGCGAAAAATTCATCGACGAACAGAAGAATGAATTGACAGAGTGCCGGTGGCGACTCGCAACAGACAAAGACGTTCTCGACCTGCGCATACCTATGACAGGCGAAAACAATATAGCAAAAACATTATAAACTCAATTTTATCTATCATGACAAAGAATGAATTGGCACGTGAGGTATCAGTATCAGAGAAACTGCACCTCTCAACAACAGTGAAAGCCATCGACGGCACACTAAGAGTTATCAAGGAAGCACTCGCCAAGGGTGAAGTGGTTGTTATCCGTGGCTTCGGCACCTTCACCCCGGTTGAGGTAGCCGAGCGCACAGCACGCAACTTCAAGTCCGGCAAGCCTCTGGTTATCCCGGCCCACACGTCTGTCAAGCTCCGTGCAAGCAAGGAACTGGTAAAGGCGATCAACGAAGGAAAGGAGGCCACACTATGATGCTATATGAATGTGGTGTCCGTTACGAGCGGACTATGGCGAATGGAATGTCTAAGAAAGTCACAGAGTTGTACCTTGTCGATGCTTGCTCGTTTGCCGAAGCAGAGGGACGCATCACAAAGGAAATGGAGCCGTACATTTCGGGCGACTTCGATGTGGTCACTATCAAGCGCACCAACTACTCAGAGATTGTCGAGAATGGTGCTGACTCTGCCGATAAGTGGTTCAAGGCAAAGTTGATGTTCGTAACCTATGACGAGAAAACATCCAAGGAAAAGAAACAGGCGGTTTACTTCATTGTAAAGGCTTCCGACATCAACAATGCCCACACGGTGGTTGTTCAACACATGAAAACCTCATTCGTTGACTACGAGATTGCCACGCTTGACGAAACTAAAATAATGGACTTGTTCCGCTACATGGTTAATACTACAAGCAGTAATGGCTAAGTTTTCATCCTTTGCCTTCCAAGGCCGGAATAAGTACGGCAACAAGCGCGTAGGCTCCCACGCATCCAAGAAAGAGCACTACCGAGCTGGCGAACTACGCATGATGCAGCGTGCCGGACTTATCTCCGACCTTCGGGAGCAGGTGTCATACCTGTTGATACCTGCACAATACGGCGAGTGTGGCAAAGATTTCAAAAATCGTCCTACACGTGTTCTTCTCGAACGCCCCTGCTCTTATGTAGCCGATTTCGTTTATACCGACAAGGCTACCGGGCAGACCGTCGTGGAAGACACAAAGGGAGTCAGAACAAAGGAGTATATCATCAAGCGGAAACTCATGCTGCATGTGCATGGCATCCGCATTAAAGAGGTTTGATTTATATGGCACGAGACAGTTTTATATTCTATCGCAGTTTCCTTGAGGCTATCAAGTGTATGCCCTCCGAGGTACAGGCCGAGATATACCCGGCTATCGTGGAGTATGCCCTTAACGGAAAGGAGCCTAAAGGACTATCCGACATTGCCAAGGGTGTCTTCATCCTTATCAAGCCAGTGATGGATGCCAACAACGCACGCTCTGAGGGCGGCAAGAAGGGCAAGAAATTCGGCAAACTTGGCGGTCGCCCTGCTAAGGATAGAGTTGTCTCGTCTGCCATTTCTGACAAGCCCAACGTCACGCCCGGCTACACGCTCACGCTGGAACAGGAGATTGAAGAAATGCGTGCCGATCGTTCTTGGAACGAACCGGTATGTATGCAGTTCCACATACGCGAGGACGAGCTTGGCAAACGCCTCGACTCCTTCCTCAACCACTGCCGTTGCGAGTATGAGGGAAAACCTCACGACAATATCAATGATGCCAAACGTCACTTCTGTTCGTGGATGCGCAAGGCGTACACCTCACATGCCGAGCCGGAAGACGCACAAGAGCTGCCACCTCCGTCATACGAGTTCAATGGCGGCTTCGGTGGGCAAGATGTCTAACCTTTAATGTCTGAAACTATGGCTCAATATCCACAATGCCTAATCGCAGAACTTGCCAAGTATGGCCGTCAGCCTACCGGCAACAAAGACTGGGACGCTGCCGTCCTTTCCGTTCTTCGCAAGAACGAACGCGAGAAGGATGCACCGTGGCTCACCCTGCACCAATGCGCACTCAACCTACGGCGAGAGAGCGAAAAGGCGAGAGCACAGGCGTACAACCTTGCCGACCCTAACGTATATAATGCACACTGCAGCTTCCTTGTCTATATCGCCAACTCTGTTGTGCTGGCTCCTCAACGCCGCAAGTTCATCGTTGACGACGACAACAAGCAGGTGCTGCGCTTCCTCTTGCTCTACTTCAACAACTGCCCTCTGGCTGAAGAAGTATTCCCCGAACGTGGCTACAAGCTACACAAGAACCTCCTTATACAGGGCGGTGTAGGTGTTGGCAAAACGCTCCTCATGCAGATATTCAGCGAGTATTTGCGGCTCACTAAGAACCCTCGCTTCTTTCACAACGTGTCGGTCACACAGATGGTCAACTACTACACCATCCACAACAACCTTGACCGCTTCACTTACTTTGAGGAGGAAAGTAAGGGCTTCCAGTGTAAACCCGAAAACGTGTGCCTCAACGACATCGGCATACAGGACCGCACGTTCTTCGGCATGGACACCGGGTTGCTCACTGATGAGTTCCTTCACGCTCGCAACGAGATTTGGACGCAGTTCGGCAAGTTCGCCCACCTGACTACAAACCTTGACAACAAGGAGCTTGAAAAGCGGTTCAAGCGCAATGACGGCTACGGCCGACTTGTGGATCGCTTCAAAACATACAACGTAATTCCTTTACCGGGAAAAAGTAGAAGATAAATTATGGAAATTTACGATTTTGAAATCAGAAGATGGACTAAAGAGTTCAGCAACATAAGAAAAGTCCTTCAAACATCTGCGAATTTTGTACGCTGGTACACACCTACCAAAAGGATATTGAACCTCCTGCCACCTGTACGGGATGGCTATTTTCTGTGTACGTTTATTCTTAAGTTTGAGCATCGTGGAAAACCAACGTTTTTCCTCGGATATTACAAAAAGGACGGATGCTACGATGCTCTTGACTTCAGTCATAAGGGCTTCTGTTGTCAACGCGAAGACGACGAAGGTGATGAAGACTTGGAAAAGATATTCCTGCAATTGGCAAAATCGACAAAAGAAGCACACTATATAAAAGCAAGTCGAAAACTCGCAAAAGTATTCATCGACAATGTATATAGTACAGGAACCAAACGTTTAATCACTCTCCCTCTTCCCAAATAGACATAAAGTTACAAATAATAAAGATATGAAGAAAAAAGTATTGAAGCTAACCCTCAAAAAAAAATGGTACGACCTCATCCTGCTTAGTATCAAGCAAGAAGAATACCGCGAAATCAAGGAGTATTGGTTAAAGCGGCTGTTCTATGTCCAAAGTCCAATGATAGCAAAGTTCGTCTTTGGCGACGTTGGATTGACACCAAAAGATTTCACGCATGTCCAATTTCGTCTCGGCTATAAAAAGAACGCTCCAACCATGGAGTTCCAGATAACCGATATTGACATAAACAGAGGAAACAATAGAATGGGAGCACCCATAGATCAAGACGTAATCATAATCAAGTTCAAATAACAAGCAGTATGAACGACGATATCATCATTATAGAGCGTTTCTCTAAGAAACGATATGAGACATACAAGGCTAAAGGCATACCCTTCCATGTAGTTAACGGCAAAGGCCGTCTTTGTCAAGTCAAGGCTTTCGACTGTGGAAACAACCACGACCAAGTATTTGTAGAAAGCGCCTACAAATACCTCGGCAGGGATTATACCAACGGTTACTACGCCAACCAAAAGAACGGACGCGGACAAGACCGCGAACAAGACGGAAAGCTGTTCATCTACCGTGGTCCGTGGTTCAAGCATAACGACCTTGTTGTACGAACAAGAGACGGTATTGCAGGACGAGAAATCTTCTTCTGGCATGGAATAAACCCAAAGGAAAACATGTTCCTTGCCAATTGGGGAGCTTATTCGCCTTATGACGATTTGAGTGATTCAGAGTTTCGCCCATGCACATCAGGCAGCGATTTAAAAAGCGATCTTCCTGGCGACGGAAAGAGCGATTACCACCTCCGTCTCGCAACAGACAAGGATATTGCCGACTATCGCAATGCACTTCGCGACCATCGTATCACATGGGAAGACGACGGACGCTTCTACCACTATCCTCATGTAGGCGACCACTACTACAAGATTTTCTTCAACCATGGAGTAGCCGACTTCCGAGAATGTGTTTTGGAGAGCGAAGACACACGCCCCGAAATATCACGCCTCATAATGGAGTGCGACCTCGACGTACATCTTGAGCTAAGAGAGAAACGTGTTAGACAACGCGTAGATGAAATTAACAAAGCCCTTGGGCTTAAAAAATAACAAAACAATATGAAAATCATTAACAACAAATCCGCCAGTACAATTATTGGCACCATTAGTGGCCGTATTTCTTACAACGGCAGAACAATTAACGTTCCTCAAAGTTCACACATGGAACTTGTGGACGGTCAAATCCTTATCGACGGCAAGCCATTCGAGCAGTACAATGAGGAAGACTTCCCAATCATCAAGATTGAACTCACTGGTAACGTCGAAAGCATCAAGACTGGAAGCGGCGATGTAATAATCAATGGCGATGCACATAACATTAGCACCATGAGCGGCGATGTACGGTGCAAAACCATAGAGGGTTCGGTATCAACCATGAGTGGCGACGTAACTTGCGACAACATCAAAGGCAACTGCTCTACGATGAATGGAGACATAAGAAGATAGAATGAAGACACGACAAGCAAAAAAAATATACAAGGCTTTCTATTCATTCAAGCCGAACTATTGGAATAATTACAAAGGTTTTACTCTTTGTTCGTTCTTTACTTGCAAGAACCCACGTGTATTGCGTGCTATCCGCATCGTCGTCATGCATGATCGTCGGTTTCCAATACCGACTAAACCAATAAAGCTTTCAAAAATACAAGGAACAACAACCAAATCTCGCCCAAAAGATTGGTTTAAATAATAAAACAATATGAAAAGAAGAATTGCACGAAAAATCGACAACTACAAGGTAATGCCTCAACGCCTTACCAACAAGGCCATGTACCTCTACCTTCGCATCCGCGAACACTGGAGCCTGTCAATAAGAGGCAAGAACTACAGCACCTGCTACGTCATGGACAAGTGGGGACGTGTCCTCATCTACTCACGCTCCTATCCCGGAGGGCGCGTCGAACACGGATTCGGTTACGATGCGTGGCACGATGAATTCGGCAGGCTGTACCCAATCCGTAACCCTAAACGCAAAAGAAAGGCAAGAAGATGATCAACAAAAACACTTTCATCAAATGTGGAGCATGTTTGAAACGTCATGGTAAACATAAAACAATAAAACAATGAAAACTTACATCGGAACAAAACAGGTTAAGGCCGAACCTATGAACGAATTGGCCGCAGTTGAGAAAGGTTACGCTCGTAAGAACGAGGACAACCACGAATGGCGTGAAGGTTATCACGTGCAGTACACCAACCCGGACGGCAGCACCTACGACTCTTGGTCTCCTAAGTCTGTCTTTGAGCAAGCCTACAAGTGTGCCGACAGCTTCATCGATCGCTTGCAGATAGAGCACGACGAATTGAAGGAGCGTTACAACAAGCTCGACAACTTTCTTGAAAGTGGCAAGGCAGAGAAGGTATGCGAAGAAAACCAGATTTGGCTCATGGCTCTCCAGCGTATAAACATGCAAAATTATCTCGGCAATCTTGCTACGCGCCTTAAATTTTTGAAAGATGCGCCATCCCAAACGCGGGGCTAACATGCTCTACAAGCTACGTAGGAGAGGTATTCGCTGCAACACCAAGGAGCGGTGCATATACCTCCCCTACAATGAGGATCCAAAGCACTACCCACAAATACCAAGGTTGTGCCGGGAGTTTCACTTCTACGTTCAATTCATCATCACATGATGGATTGAACGTCCCTCTAAACTTAAAACCATCTTTCATCAACAACTCTATATCTTTGCATTATGATTAAACTCTTGGAACGAACACGCCGCCCCGACATAACATTCTCCCGTAATGGCCGCATTTCCATTACGGCAAGAGTCGTGCGGCTACTCTCGCTCCAGCCGGGCGACAGTATCAACGTAGCCTTCCACCTTGGCGAGTGCTACCTGCTTGCTGTCCGGCACCAAAATGCAATAGGACGGCATGTCGCACAGTGTCACCCGACAAAGAAAGGTTCCAACAACTACTGTGCGTCTTCCGTCCTTCTCGCACGGCTCATGCTCGACAACTGCGGCATAAAAGAGCAGCGTGCCTCATTCATGATAGGCCAAGCAGAGAAACGCGACGGCGAAACAGTTTTACCAATAATATTTAAGCATCCGTTATGAACCAAGAAATAAAATATAGTGGCTTCTCCGCTGTGCCGTCCGACTATGAATGTTCCGACGGCTCTCTTGCCGTGTCCATCAATCTCCTGCCAGAAGACGGTGCCTTGAAGCCTATCCTCGCGCCATCAGAAGTTATGCAGCTTCAAGATGGTGAGATCGTCAAGTTTATACACAAGACTTCCTCGTTCACGCATTACATCGTATATTCTGAGAAGAGTGGGAAAATAGCCTCAATAGACAAGGACACAACAGAACGCATAGAGGTCGGCTCACTATATAGTGTTTCTCATTTCAATGCTGTAGGTAATACATTGCTCGTCTTTACGTCCGGCAGCTTCTACTATTACTTGTGGAAGTCTGGCAAATACGTCAAACTGGGCGACCATATCCCGGATGTTGAAGTGTCGTTCGGTCTTGTCGGCCATCCTCGTTTGTTCAGTCTTTCCGATGATAGCAAGAGTACGTTCACCATTTACTTTGATGGTATTTCCGAGGGAGCACTCTACAACGAGTTCACAGAAAACAACAAGACTCGTATCACAGAACAGATAATGGCGAAAGTCAACAAGTTCGTTGCTCAGGAGACTGTCAACAAAGGACGGTTCTGCTTTCCGTTCTTTGTCCGTTATGCCTTGCGTCTATACGACGGTTCACTTGTTTATCATTCCGCACCCATTCTCATGAACCCATCTACTAAGGCAGCTCCCATTGTATGGTGGAACAGGGCAAAGGGAAAGAATAGCTATACAGAGGCTGTCTGTGACATCATGCTTATGGCCGCATCGCTCGACTATAAGGTTGTACGGAATGACGACTCGTACGATCTTAATGACTGGTCCGACATTATCAAGAGTATTGATGTGTTCATATCCAAGCCTATATACACATACGACCAAGAAGGAAAGATTTCTTCCATGTCAGATGTTGACAACTACAATACAAAGTTTATTGGCCGTCTGTATGCCGACAATAAGAACACCGTAACATCGACAAAGGCAGAAGACAAAATACTCGGGCAGTTCTCTTCTAAGGAATTTCTTGACTACTACTGTGAGTGGGAGTATTCTAAGATCTACGCTATGTACTATTCGTCTGACCGCTCTTATCCTTCTACGGCTTTCCACATGCCGGAGTTCACTGAAGGAAAGGTGTCAGAGTCTATCAAGAACACTTCAACGTTTTACAAGTTGTGTTCACTTGAAATTGCAGATGCCATTGCCGACAACAAGCGAAAGGACATTATCGTTGATGATGAATATCTACAGTCTCTTGTTACGCGCGAGGTTATGACCGATGACTATCTGACGCATGACCAGCTGCATGCTGATTACTCATTCGTCTATAATAGTCGCCTCAACTTGTCCGGACTCAAACGCAAGCCATTCACCGGCTATTTGGCCCAGTCTATGTTCGCATATTGCAATGGACGTTACAACTGGCAACCCAACGGTTCCACACTAAACATATCAATGGCGGCATTCTCTACTGATGATTATTCCATTGTGGTTTACATCAAAGAAAACGGACAGGAATATGCTGTGGCTTCCGACGAACATTTTTATGGAATGGGGATGCAGCTTTTCTGTAGCACTAAAATGGTATCGACAAGCGGTTCAACGCAAACAGAGACAATGAGCAAGCATTCATGGGGGTGCTATGTGTTCTACCCAAACCCAAATGCCTACAAAATGGTAATCTACAACTTTAGTTCTCCGTGTTATGCCATTGACCTCAAACAACACGAGTTCCTTAATGGTGCCTTTGCTGTCCTTGACTACGAACTGGTACGTGAAAAGAACTTCACTTCGCTGCCGTCTGTCTATCCGTCACACGAAGACAACAACTTCCCCATTGAGATTGCCAACAAAATCTACACCTCCGAGGTCAACAACCCCTTCTATTTCCCGGTACTTGGTATCAACACCGTGGGCACGGGAGAGATTAAGGGTATCTGTTCTGCAGCAAAGGCTCTTTCAGAAGGACAGTTCGGTCAGTTCCCTCTCTATGCCTTCACCTCTGAGGGTGTGTGGGCGTTAGAGGTTTCGTCCACCGGCACCTATTCTGCCAAGCAGCCCATCACGCGCGACGTGTGCATCAATCCCGACGGCATCACACAGCTTGACTCCGCTGTTCTCTTCCCAACAGACCGCGGTATAATGCTGATCAGCGGCTCGCAGACGCAGTGCATATCCGAAGCCATCAACTCCGAATATCCGTTCGATGCGCTCCGGCTTCCCGGGTTCGACAAGCTGCACACCATGCTCGGACATGAACCTGCAACAGACAAGTGTCTGCCCACGCTGCCGTTCACAGAATTTCTGAAGCAGTGCCGGATGCTATACGACTATGTTCATCAGCGCGTCATTGTCTATGCGCCCGGTATCACCTACGCCTATGTATTCTCGCTGAAGACAAATCAGTGGGGAATGATGTTCTCTAACATTGTCTCACACCTCAATTCATATCCGGATGCACTGGCCATGGACACAAAAAATGCTGTGCTAAACTTCTCGGTACCTATCACGAATACCGACAAGAGTATTCCCATAACAGATACCGTCAAATGCCTATACGTCACACGTCCTCTCAAACTTGAAGCGGCAAACGTATTGAAGACTGTCGCCAGTGTCATACAGCGTGGACTGTTCCGCAAAGGAAACGTATCAACGGCCCTCTACGGTTCGCGCGACTTGCAGAACTGGCACCTTGTATGGTCAAGCAAAGACCATTATCTACAGGGCTTCCGTGGCTCTCCTTACAAGTATTTCCGAATTGCCGGTGTAGCAACACTCTCACCAGATGAAAACATCTACGGCGCGTCAGTCGAGTTCACACCTCGACAAACCAACAAGCCGAGATAAAGAAGATATTATTAGGTTTAGTTATTTATTAAGGTTAGATTGTTTTAGGTAAAGATAGTGCAAACCGAACGCAATGAAGCACGCTTCAATTGCTGAGGTGCAGCCTATCTTATTCAAAAGAGCCGGGATGCGTGATGCACCTCGGCTCTTGTCTTTATTATCCTAACCAATGTTGCCTGATACGCTTCCGTTCCATTCTTGAATGGATGGAGGTGCGTATTTCTTGCTCTACCTCAGCAGCCTTAGCAAGCCACGTCTCAGACTTCGACGGATTAGTTATGCTTAGCCAGTCGGCCACGCCTCGGCACACAAGGTATTCATGTATCAGCCTTTCCACATAGGTCAGCGTGGTTTGCGAAATAGTGTTGGGCACACTCATGTTTATATGATATTGCTCCCTCTCCTTTAGCTTGTCGCCAAACTCTGTCTTGACGATTTCCTTCTTTGACCAAGGGTAAAGCATTTCCCGGCACATGGAGACTCCCAAATCCAGCACTCTTGTCACCCGGTCCACATTGCCTTCCTCGCCAACGTCAGCCACCATGTGCTTGGCGTGCTCGGTTTCCGGAGCCATTACATGGCTCTCCACATAGGCATTGTTCTTGATGTCATAGAGCAGCTGTTCTCGCTCGAAGGTAAGCTTTACCTTTAGCTTCGCTCCCTCATTCTCTATGCAGCAGCTCATAAGCGTTCCTCCTTAGTCTGTTGGACGCTTCGGGCGGCTACGCTTGCTCACCGCCTGTTGGATGCTTAGCAAACTTCTCTGTGCAAGGGCGATGTACTGTTCTGCGTCTGCCTTGTTGGTCACCATGTACCACTCGGCGATGGCGGAGTTCTTCAGGTAGTCGTGGATAGCCTCGCCTACACCGGTGGTTGCAGCCTCGTTGAAGTTGCTCGGCATTGTGAGGTTAAGCGTCAGGTCTGTGCTGCCGTCATAGTGGCTGTTGTCTGTGGTTGTGCCGTCCTCGTTGAGGTAGTCCGACAATTCTGTCTTCACCTCGGCAAAGCCTTTCTTGATAGAGCGAAGTATCTTCTCGCGGTTTTCTTCGTCCTCAGAGGCAAACATGCTCGCCACCTCCTTGTGGTTGTCCTTGTTCTGGATAGTACGGCCACGCAAGAAGGTCTCGTTCATGATGTCGAAGAGAAGCCACGAAATTTTGATGGTTGCCGTCACGCTCTTCTTGGCACCTAATGTCTTTTCTTGTCCTTCCATGTCAATAAAATATTATTTGTTAGTCACTCGGACGGGTCGGTCTCTTGCGGCTGTATAGCAGACGTTCCGCACCGTCCATCATTTCTCCGGCTTGGTTGAAGTAGTCAGCGGCTTCGCCCTTGTTGGCCAGCTTGAACCACTGGGCGATGATTGAGGCAATGAAGAAGTTGCGAAGGGCCGACTGTACATTGTCCTTCATCCCTTTGTCAAACGACTTGCTCACCTCCAGCACGGCTTCGTAGCCTGTCCTCGTCGCAAGCGACGGAACAACGATGCTCTGTGCCTCCACATCTTTAGGTTGTTGTATGGGTGGAATAGGAGTTATCGTTACAAGTATCTGCTTCGTAGCTCCACTCACGATCATCTCTTTCAGCCTCTCATTGGTGGCAAGCACCGACTCCTCCCAAAACCTGCCGAGGTCTGAAAGGTCGCTGTCCGTGGCGAGGATGCGGTCTCGCGCTCCATCGTCGCCGTCTATCAGCTTCGCGCCTGTGTAGTCGGTAGCCTTTGCCACCTCTTCATACACGTCGTCCTTGAATATCTGTACGGTGATTGTCTCCATGTCAGAATGAGATTAGTGAATACGTTAGTCCGATGCCTATATATGGCTGCATACCTTGTTTGCCGAAGCCGTAACCTGCCGTCACACCGATATGCCATTTCTTAGGAGGCTGCTTAATCTTGCGCGTTACATACTCATGCTTGGGATATACATAGATGCTGTCAAGCTGCACGTCATATCCGCTCACCCATGCCGTATAGTCACTGCTTTTATACATCTTTTGGATGATGGGGATAGTAACCTCCGCACTGTCACGCACATCTGCCGCATCGTTTTGTGTACAGCTTTCTGCCGGTTGTGTGTCCGCACGGATAGATGGCTGCGCCTTGTCACTCTTGGGAAGAGTCACGGTCTTGTACGTCAACACCAAACTGTCCTTGGGTACTGGCTTATAGTAAGGTATGGTGTCAATCACAGTGTCACGCACCACTTCTGCAGGTTCATGATCTTTGCCGTAGCCTCCGCAATGCACGATGCCAACCAGACAGACGATGCCAACAACCACACCTAACATTGCCCACAAAAAGCCTAAAATCTTCTTATCCATAATAGTCTTTGATAAATTCAACAATAGCGTTCACATGCACGGCTGTCACCTTCTCCTTGCCTACCTCACTCAACAGCAGGTCAACGTCTTCTTTGTTGTCTTGGAAAAGGTTCTCCGTCAACACTGCAGGGCAGTTCGTGTCTCTACAGATAGCAAGGTTCTGGGCGATGTACTTGGCATAGGGCACACAACGGTTGCCTTTCAGTCCTTGAAGTATTGCTTCGTTCCAAAGATACTGCGCCAAAGCCTTGCTCTTTGCGGATGCGTTCATGCCTACATGGGCAGAAAAGCCTCGCGCCTCATGCCATTTGCCGTCGCCTCCTGCTGCATTGTTGTGGATCGAGACAAGCAGTACGTTCTTGGTGCCTACTTTCTTGCAGATGTCGTTCACACGCTTGCAGCGTACAGACAGTGCAACGTCCTGCTCCTCTTCCACAACACGCTCTGCATTGTAGCCCATGCCGCGAAGCTCGTTCACAACTCGCGTTGCGATCTCTCTTGCATACGCATATTCACGCAACCTTTTGTCCGGGCTGCATTTGCCGGGGGTGTTCACCCCATGCCCATTGTCGATTAGAATTTTAATCATAATATATAATTTGCTTAGAAAGTTGTAGAAATCTGTATATAATTTTACGCAAAAGTTGTATTTATGCGTTCAACCTTTGGTAAAAGTCTGTCTTGATATTATCATACGCAAGTTTAATGTTAGTATAAGCACGAGCATTGTTTGCGCCATCTTCATTATAAATCTCACCTTCAACAATCTTCGCCACGTCCTCCACCCATGCCGAACTGCAAAACTCTGAAATGGATTTACCTCGATATGTGAAAGAGTCGAAGCGCGAGTTGCGGTCGTTGTGTATAACGAGCAACGACTTGCGTATCTTCGCTGCTGTCGCTTCGTGGTCTATGATGTGGTTCTCTTCTCTTACACGCTTGATAAGTCGGCACACCTGCTCAATGCTGAGGTCGAAAGCAAAACCTGTAAGGTTGCGGATGCGTAACAATGTCTCCGGACGAAGACCCTCTGATATGTCTTGCAGCATGTCGTTCTGCTTACGTGTCTCTTCGGCAAGGTTGTGCATACTGTCCTTCTGGTCTTGCATCATCTGTTCGATGATGCTCTTGAACCAACGGAAGAGGGCCACCATCATAGCTGCGGAAAGGAGAAGGAAAAAGGCTGCTGTTATTGCCATCATGCCATAGTCGCTAATACCTTTAGCCACCTGCGTAATTTGACTTACATCGTTCATTTCCCTGTCAGTGTTACTCTTATCAAGCGTCCTACAACTACTCCGGCCATCGTACAACCGAAGTCAACCCAATCCCATTTGCCGCCATACAACTTGTCTTTAAGTTCCAAGGCTCCGGCTACACCAGCTCCGGCATACAAAGCACAGTAAGTGTCATCAGCCCCTAAGCCGATAAGCACACCACCTACGATATGTCTGCCGCGATTGCTGGATTTTAACCATGTAATAATCTTTTTCATATTTCTAATATTTTACGCTACAAAGCTACCATTATACCATCAAATTTGCAGTTTATCTATTGCTACACAAAGCGTATTTTATGTCATACGTATTCAATAAACAAGATAGCGTGAGAAATCAAACTCCTTTATATCAAATTCTATCTCGTCATAATAAGCCAAAATGAAAGTGCGAAGCCTGCGCTTCAACATTTCTACGGTCGGCTTATTGGCGAACTGCACTTGATGGTAGCGTGGGCGAACCTCGCCAGTAAACACATTTCTGTGATTAAGACAAAAGGTTGCAAGCCACTGACCGTTGGGGAGTTGTTGTAGTGGTACGAAATTTTTGTTCATGCTATATTAACATTAGCTGGTCGAGGAATACCGCAGAGCCACACTTGCGCATTGTTTGTCGTACCTGCTCGACTGTTTTGTATTGTTTCTTTAGTTTGAAAACCTCGAAGTGTCCTTGTATGTAAAAGTACTGAAACCAACCTCTATCTATCTTATTCACAGCTTGCCGGCGCACACCGTAGGTGTTGTGATGGCGCATCATGCCGAAGAATGAGTTAAGCGATTGAACGAAATGTTCTGCGTTCTTCTCGGCCTTTCCTTCCTTCAGCAGCTTGTTATACTTGTATATCGTGTCAATCAGATGCGCTCGCGTTCTGTTGCTAATGTATGTTCTTCCAGGAAGTATCATAGCACCGACAAACAGCACGCCTTTCGTGTAATGCTGAAAGTACTTCTTCATCGGATGAAGCTGTATCAGCAGCTTCTGTCGTAAGAAAGCATCTATCTTCTTGTCTGCCGACATCAGCAATTCACGATTTTGCGACATAATGACAAAGTCATCAACAAACCTCACATAGTCCTTAAAGCCGAGGATGTACATTATAAACCAGTCCATAACAGCAGCATAAAAGTTGGCTTCAAGCTGCGAAGGAAAGCGCCCGATTTGCAAACTCTTTCCTTTCGGTGCAAAGAAAGAACTCTTGTTCTTCGGCAACGCCTCCCACAACTCTGGTGCTGACAACTTACGGCAGTTGTTGGTAGGATTGTCATATAACGTAATCCTCATTAAGTAGATGAGGCACTCCAAATCATCGCCTTTATAATTAGCTCTGATGAACGGCTCAAGCAAAGACCACAAAATGTCTCGGTCAATGCTCATGAAGAAAGACTTGATATCACCTTTATATATCCAGCAGTCCTTTGTGTAACCTTCGGACACGTCGTACATTATCTTCTTGACACGTTCTTGTGCCACAAATTGCCCATAACCTTTTCGGCAATTCATCGACACATTTCCCATTTGCTCAAACATGGATTCAAACAATGGGTTCACACGCATACATATATAATGATGAACAACTCTGTCGACGAAGGCTGCAGCAAAGACCTCTCGAAGCACCGGGTAGTCAATAATGAATACAGTAGCCATCGAGGTCTCATATTGCCCATACACGATGGACTGCCATAGGACCACAAGGCTTTCTTCTTTGTGCATATGGAACCTTTGGTAGCTGTTCGTACTTTTCTTCTTAATTTCGCAATCGTAGAAAGCAAGCACTATCGAACTAAAGGGTATGTCGAAGATTATCGAATTATTTGCTTCACAACTCAGACAAGGACGAACCCTGTTCGTGTTAGTCTTGTTGTTGTTGTTGTTGATGTTACCGTTACTAACGTTCACGTTCCATGCGTTGTTCGACGAGTACTCGGCAACACTCTCCGCTGCCTTATTCTTTACCACACTGAAATCAACGACTGTTCGCTGTTCCGGAATGGTGGGAGAGCCAATTAAATCTAATAATTCCTCACTCGTGAAGTGAACATGCGCTTCACAACTCTGGGTATTCTGCTCTTTGCTTCTATCCTCCATAAGTATTTGCCGCCTTTAGTGATGCATTATACCAACCTTGCGCTTGACGCGCTATAGTCGTCAAATCCAAAATCACCTTTGGCATTTCCTTTTCTCTGGACAACAAGTGCAGGTCATCACACAACCCGATATACATCATATACACATCCAATTCCTCCAACAACTCGGCAAGATACTGAACCCTTCTCTGCTTATTTGAGTTGGCGCGTCTTATGAGAGTGAGACAATGTACAAGCGTGAGAAACATCTGGTTCGCAAACTCATACTTATAGTCTTTCGGGAATTTAACCTTCCGCTTCTGCTGCCATAGTAGCTGCGCACGAACATCTTTGTAAATTTTCAAGTCTTTACTTAACATTTCGTAATTTGGAATTAAATTTTACATAATTTATATCATTCAATAGCGTTGCTTTCTTAACGACTGCTAATTATATTAACATTCTTTCTCTTCATCCTCTTTGAGTCTTTTCTTTCGCCTTCAAAGACAGTGAGCCACCCTAACGGGTAACTCACTGAAAGAGAGGAAGTTTTCAAAGAGTCAAAGGGACAAAGGGACAAAGAGTCTAAATTGCTTCACAACTCAGACAAGGACGAACCCTGTTCGCGTTAGTCTTGAAGTTGACGTAGCCGATGTTACCGTAACTAACGCCCACGCCCCATGCGGTGTTCGACGAGAACTCGGTACTTGACCAGTACCAATCCTTAATAAGTGTTGAACCACTGATAAGGGTCATCATTTCGTCAATCTCATCACGGTACTTCGTCATTGTTCGCATTTGCGTAATAGACGGCAGATAGTATTTACCGGCTGCAGGATCGTCCGAAGATAGCGAGTAAGCACGAACACGCTCTGCTGCTGGATGCGAGCGGTTGTTGGTTTTGGCGTAGGCTACAATCTTGGCGGTATTACCCTCGCCATCGAAATCTTCCCATACTGTTCCGTCGTTTGGGTTACCATAGTCTTTCAGCTCGTCTATGTTCCATCCGTTCTGTGCCGCCCACGCATGCGTATTGCCACCTGTGTCATTAAGCATGTTTTCTTTACCGATAATCCACTGATGGGAGTAGGCGCGGATGCGGACACCAAGCGTGATGTATGCGTAACGGCTATTTGATGAAAGGTCATTCCATTCTTGTTTAGTAAAGAACGTAAGCTGCTTTGTCGCTTTATGGTAAGCCGCCACACAAAGGTCGAGCAATCCTCCAGCCCATTTCATTGCGTTGGCGATGTCCGTTCCGGTTGCGGTCTCGATGTCAAGCTCAATGCCTGCGTTCTTCAACGCTGCAATCTGCTTTTCTTTGTTCACTCTCAGCAAGATAGCTGACTTCTCTGCTTCTGTCATAAATTTTATTTTTATTTGTTAGATATCGCTACAACAATATAGTTGTTAGATTTGTTTGAGTCGTACCAAGCGTAACCACACTGCGTATTCACTCGCCAAAACTGACTTGCAGAAAACGACTGACAAGTGTGTATCTCGCCCCAGTTGAAAGTAATACCCCACATTGCGGTCAGAATGTTCTGCAGAGCAATATGGTAGCGGTAAATCTCCCATGCCTGATTGATGGTCGGCAGGTTCCATACGCTGTTATCGTCCTGCTCATCACCACCCTCTTTCAAGAAAGCCTTGTATTCTCTCACGGCTCTTGCAGCAGGAGCTTCATATCCGGCTGTCTGATGGGCTGTGAGGATTGCGGTCGTCAATTCCTCGGCATCATAGTCGGCATACACCTTTGGCGCATCCGTATGTTGCGTTTTCGTTACAGTCAGTGACGCGCTTCCCCATGAACTGTTGGCAAAGCGGTTTGCTGCCATCACAAAAGACTGATGATGTGAACGGATGCGGATGCCTCTGATAAGGAACTTTCCCTGCTCTTCGGCAGAGAGCTGCACCCATTCGTTGGTCACGACAGAGGATATATTTGCCGACGATGTGTTTATTGTGGACTCATCCAGTATCTTAAAATAGAACTCCTGGTTGTCCGTCTTTCTGTTCACCGCCAAGTCTATACTCAGCAGTCCGTTAGCCCATTGAATGTACTCTGGAAACAGCGTTGCTCTCATCGATGTTGAGAGTCCCTTGAACCCTGTATCAATCAAGGCTTGTACTTGCGCGTCTTTTACGTCCCGCAATTTCTGTACTACTTGTGCATTTGATGCCATACTGATAGTGATTTTAAAAGTTTGTAATTGCCACTCCCAAGCCGTCAAGCTCAAGAGTGGCGTTGTTTTTTATATACTCTTAGGAAGGAACACAAGGCTCCATTGTCCGTACTTGTTTGCGATGTCTTCCGCTGACATAGTGATGAAGATTGAAATGTCCGCATCGTTATAGCCGTCAGAACCGCTCGTTCCAAGTTCTCGTGCCGCATACTCATCATAGGTCTCTCCATTGTAGTAAGAATACCACTCGTTGATATTGTCTTCTGTAGGATCGTCACCACCGATAGGCGAATATTCGCCACCGAGATACCATGAAATGTTGTGTATATATGCAAGTATATAGACGAACAGCGTTATACCCTCGATACCTTTTTCGATTGCAGCGATATCCTCCTGTTCATGAATGGCAGTGAGCTTGTACAATCCGTTTACAACAGGCTTGTCCTGTGTATTACCACCCATATCAATACCGCCTACTTTAGCACGCACAAGACCTATGAGTTCCTTGCCGTCTCCTACCAAATCTTGGTCTGCCACACGTAAGTTCCACGCCGCCTTTCTTGTAGACAGCACGTCTGCGATGAGCCTTGGCGCGTTGAAATACGGTGTGCCTTCTACCCTCACTCGCACCACATTTGCCATCGAGGGCACGCAGAGTCCCGATGAAGCGTTTAGCCCAGTGTAAGATAGGTTCGGCAGGTTCTTGAAGTACAGGGCCGTCATAGTGCCGGGAAGATGCAGCGTATCAATAGGCGAACTCTCTGCAAGTGTGATTGACTTCAACAGACTACCTTCTGCCAACACCTTTCTTAGGCGAGGACACAGCGAGGCATTCACGTCAGTGATCATCGTGTTCCTGATGTCTATCTCTTCCAAGAAAGGCATCTGTCCTAAGTTCAGCGTGCTCAGTATGTCGGTGGTATAGGCTGGAGTATATCCTTCACCGCCAATGACGAGCTTGCGCAGTAAGGTACACTCGCTCAGCATCCAGTTTGAATTCTTAGGAGAACAACCGCTGATGTCAAGCTCGCTTATCTTGTCTGCACCGAAGATGTAGATGAGCTTACCGCCTTCTCCTGCTGCAACCTCTGTAAAGGTGTGGCTCTCGCCTTCCTTCAGATAGCAACTATACTTGGCTGATGAGGTAGAGTCCACGCCCATGGCGAAGTAGCCGTCCTGCGCTGCCGTTATCTTCACCGTGATGGGTCCCATTACACGGTCTTGGAAGAAATGACGGAACAGATCACCAGTCTGGAAGTAGCCGTCTCTGTATGCGAAACGCTTGCGCTGGAAGGCTGGCAGACTTTCCAATCGCAGACCATGCAAGGCTGGGTAGTGGTTGTCAGCAGCGGTAGCGGTTTCAATATATTTACGCTCTCCGTCAAACGAACTTACCACCTTTGGCCATTTCAAGATGCGGTCTGTCATCCAGTAGCGGTAGCAGCCGTCGGTCGAGAAGATTTCAAGGCCGGTCTTGGTCTTCGTGGCACGCATCTTTGCCGCCGTGTCATGAAGGGTCAGTGTCTCCGTACCTGCATCATTAAGCCATACGCCTTCGCCTCTGTCAAACAAGGCATAGCTCTGTTGGAACATTACACCGTCCCATCCTTGATACAGATGGCTCGCTGCTCCGTCCATATCCCAAGGAATGGTCAGGTAGCAGTCGTTGTCTGCCTCGTCACATGAGTCTCCGTCATACCAATGGTTGAAGTAGTAGCGCATGCTACCGTCGGTCTCCAAGTAAACAGCAATCATCATGTTCTTGGCTCGCTGGTCCACGGTGGCTTTATAATCGCTCGCTACAACATAGCAGTGAGTTGAATGGGGCGAGAAATACTTGTGCATCTCCTGCTGCCATTTCTTCCTGCGGTTCTCCTTGGTGCCGGCTACGGTCTTGCCGCCAAGGGTAATGGTTGTGCTCGCACCTGCTCCGTTGAACACCTTCTCACTGCCATCGGGGTTCTTGGCGGCGTTCTCCTCGGCATTGTCGGTCAAGTTCTGGTTACACTGCTGGCAGAAGGCCAACTCTCTATACAACTGGTACGGCACTTTCTTGCCCGATGCATACAAGTCGTTCAGGTCGTCGTCGTCGGGATAGCGCACCTCGTAGTATGTGCTCCACACCGGCACATCGCCACTATCGGTTTTCAGCGTCTTCAGCATATCGTCCACATTGTTCACTCCCTGCTGCCAACAGAACTCTTGATACTGTCTGTACTCGTAGCACTCCACAGGGTTCAGCACGCGACCTTGCACGCTCCATTTCTTAGTGGCATTGTCATAAGTCATGGTGCCTGTGGTGTCCTTCCATGCTCCTCCTTTATACTGCACATACTTGCCGTCTGATGTCTTGTAGGCTGTTCCCCAGTCGTAATTCTTGACATCGTCTGCCTGTACCTCGGAGAGTGTTTTGTCAAGCACATGACTGTCTTCAACGGCCACCTCACCTATCTCTGTCATGGTTCCGGTTCCATCGTTCTCAATGAAGCGTGTTTCCGGGCCACAGAACTCACTCAGCATATACAGCGTACCCGGTATCAATGAGCTTGTGTCTGAGAGTACACTGGCCTTGTAGGTGTCAATGGACGTATCTCTCGGAGCTACCATTTCCTTGAAGTCGCCATAGTTCACGCAACCGTAATTATATCCCTTAACGTCCTCAAAACCGAAGAAGTGGGGATTACCCTTGTCGGCATTGAAGTTTGCCTTCGAGTGGAAGTAGGCGTTCTCAGGAAGTGTAGCGGCCTGTGTTCCCTTGTCTTGACCTATGCGGTAGTCGGTACGGAAGAGGGCACACGTCACACCGTCAATGCTCGTATGCAGTTCTTCGCTCTTGTCGGTGTTGTGTCGCTGGGCAGGGGTCATATAGTCGCTACCAAGAGCTATCTGCGTGTCGTTCATAAGCTCCATCAGGGCACAGTTGTTGGCACCGGCAGAGTCACTGTAGTCCACCTTGATTGTGCCTGTCTGAATAGGCGTACCGCCTTCCTTCACGCGGATCATCTTCTTCTTTGCAAGAGCTGCAGCATCGTCATACTTGGCAAGAATAGTCTCATCACCATTGTACATCTCGCTGATCTGCTCTCTTGTGTAGAGCATTCTAATCCTCTTCGCCTTCTTGAACTTGCCCTTCTTGTTCTTGACACCGTAGGCAAGCGTAGAGGTTCCTTGGTTGGTAGTCGGAACAGCTTCAATAATGCAGTTTGCCCATGGACGATCGGGGAAATAAATATACCAGTCCATCAGAACAGAGGTCTTCTTATCCTTCAAACCTTCGATGTAGTCAGGATAATATATCTCGCTGTCCGTTACCGCGCCACCGTCTTTGCCAAGGTTCTTGTCCGAAGTGCGCGTCATTGCCACGACCATGATACCGCGGTCTAACAACTTTTGCATATCGGGGCGTGGTTTCGTGGTGCCCTCGGCTGTAACATCGCTCATCACTTGGTTCTGCTCATACTCGGTCAGCATGGCAGTCGTATCTGTTAGGTTCACGATGTAGTTGTTGAATGCTTGGATGAAGTCATAGTAGGTGTTCCAGCGTACCACCTCATACAAGTAGAGGTCGGCATCTGTACCGTCGAAGTGTATCATGTCCGCAATGTTAGGGAAGCCGTTGACGGTGCTGATGGGAACACACGCTGCTGCATCGCCGTTCTGGAACACCTTGCACAGCATCACACCGCTATAGGGTGCTCTGGCTTGTGGCTCTATCACAATGTCTATGCGATATACGGTGTCGTCAAGGTAGGAGGTGGCGGCGGTTGTCTGAACGTCTTTCAAAGCCTCATCGCTATCACCTGCGGTGGTCACAATGAATTTCTCTCCAGTAAGCACAAAACCCAATCGCTCGCCCATACACCACACAATCTTTGCATTACGTTTGGCAATGTTCTTAACCTTGAATGTAAAGCTTAGTGCCATACCGTTGGTGGGTATGTCCTTGCTTGCCAATGGTGTGTCGCTACATGCTGCCGTCACATTCTCAGCCACACGTAGTGCCATTCTGCCGTCTGCTTTCTCCGTACCGAAGTTGTCGGCAACAAAACCGTTGCTCGACCAGTTACTGCCGTTTACCTTCACTTCCACAATGCTGCCGTCAGCACAGGTGGCTTTGATACTCTTGTCGATGTCATCGTTACTTCTGCCGGCAAAGTTCAATTTGTAGTATGCGCCTTCGGTCTCGCTGATGGCAAGCATGCTGCCGTCAATAACAACTTTTAGTTGCTCCGCCAGACGTACCTCACCACATATTGCATCGAAGATCAATGTGTCACCGTCGTTATAACCCACAATGCGTTTCTCTATTGTGTAGTAACTGCTGCGGTTCATAACCTTGTTGGCAATCGTTTCTGTCTCGTCAGCGGTCTCGTTCTTCACCTTCACCTCTACATTCGGGTTGGCGTTGTCTCGCTGATAACAGGCTATGTCAAAGCTGATGGTCTTGAAGAGTTTTGTCTTGCCGTCGCTGTCGTCGTACCATCGTGCCACAATGATGGGCTTCGTGTAGTCGCTCACGCTCTCACGCTGCTCTATCACCATGACTGCGGTATGCAGCGTGTTACCTTGCAGTCCTGATGCTACGTCTTGTCCTTGTATGCGAAGAGGATATGCGCCGTGTCCCATGCCTTGTGGGTCGATGGTCACATTATGGGTATAGGTGTCCTTAACCAATACACTCTCCAGCGTCTCCCAAACACCGTTGCGGTATATCTCTATCTTCGTCTGGATACCCTTGTCTGAGGCATTGTTTGGGAAACGATACATAGGGATGCTTACCTTCTGACCGCCAACCTGCAATGTGGTGCTCTTCGTATAGTTCAGTGTCTGGCTGCTCTCTACGGTCACATCAACGGCTATCATTTCCACGTTTCTCGTGGCTGTCTTGCCGGTGGCATCGGTGGCTACGGCTTGCAGCTCTACGCTGCCAGCACTGGCCGCAATGGTGCTTAGGTCAAACTCGAAGGTGTACGACTTTAACGACGAACTGCTTGCTTGATTGGGCTTGAATGAGGCTACAGTGGTCTTGGTCGTGCGATTGATAAACACCACACTCTGTATCTTGTTGTCCTGCGATGATCCATCGGATAGCTGGGTCACACTACGGATGGCGGCTTTCAGTATGGCTGTGCCTCCTGCACGGATATAGATGGGGTCGTTTTCAAAGTTGATGGCAAGTGTAGTTCCACCGCCACCTCCAGTACCGGTGCCCACACTGAACTGGGCTTCAGACAGGGTGTCGCCAGCCTTGTTTTTTAGCTTCAGTGATACGCTGCCTTCTTCCTCTGTAGCCTCTATCTCCGTAGGTACGACCTTATACGCTCCTCCTGTAGAGAAAGCGTCTTTGCCATTGTCTTCCATCGTGTCGTTCGCCACAAGTTTGCTGCCGCCGCCGAAGTCCTGCCAAAGCCCGGCCTCGTAGAAGTCCGCAATGGAGTCGCCCTGATACTGTTTGGTCTCTACCTTATTGGCTTCCGTCGTGTAGCTTATCACCAAACCGCGCTTCTGATAGTTCACACTTGTTGTCTCTTGATAGGTTTTCAGAGCTGCAAGTGCGGTACCAAGGGTGTAGAAGCCTGTAGGTAGAGGGGCTATGATGTCAATGTCTATCATCGACTCTGAACCCTGCACCATCGAACCGAAGTCTTTCCAGTTCTCTGTGTCGTACCAGTTATTATCATCCGTATTGGCTCCGATATACTGGTAAGTCTTCCAAGTGCCTTTCTTCAATGCGAAGGTTATCATCAGGCCTACTGCAGCCTTGCCATTTTCCTTCGCTGCGTGAACAGCTGAATTGGCCGTATCGTCGGTATCACACAACACATAGTAGTGTCCTCCCTGCTCCACCGTCGGGTTGTAAATGCTGGCAGAGCTGCCGCTGCCGCCAATCCTCTGCATCTTCTTGTCAACGATACGGAACAACTCGTCTGCACAACAATAGATATGGTCCGCACGTCCTACGCTGTCTGAATTGTACTCTTCCTCGGAATAGCCATAACTCTCTGTACTAACACCTCCGAACCCGCGGAAACACCACTCTCCTTCGTAGTCCAAACTTGGAGCATACCACAAACCACGACTCGGTGCCTTGCCGGTACCGTCCCACACTCCATCAAAGCGAAGAATGTTTATACCCTCAATGCGTATGTTCGCTGTCTGGAGTGTGCTATTTAGCTCGGCTCCCTCGTCACCGGGATATGCAGTACCACTGGTATGGCCCAATGCCAAGTCCGAACCTATTGCAACAAGCGTGCTGCCTCCCCAACGATAAGTCTTGTTGGCTGTAACGTCTATGTAAATCTTGCCGCTGTGTGGCACACGGCCTTTCATAGTGCCCTCACCGTAAAGGTCACCGTCTATCCAGTTGTTGTAGTAAGTGATGGTCGGGCGCAAGTCACCTTCCGTTTTCGATGGCTGCGTGTATTTCAGCACAAAAGCACCAGCGTCTCTGCTGAAAACAACGCTACAGTTCTCGTCCGTTGAGTACTTGTTTAACGACATCATCTGCGAAGTAATGTCATTGAAGCTGCCGTTGAACTCAAGCACATCGTCCACATAGTCGGGAAGATACTGCGAAGGTATCTGGTTCTGTTCGTCCAACGGCGCAAGTCCGTTGGGCTGTCCTTTGGTGTTCTTGAATGATGTTAGGTCTTTCTGTACACCGCTGATGCTGCTCGCAAGTTCAGTCTTGTTGTCGCTTACAGTCTTCTTCAGTGTGTTGATGTCGCTCTGAGCTGTGCCCATCTTTGTGTTGAGGGTGTTGATGCTCTCGCCTTGCGTGGTCTGTGTAGAACGTAGGCTGCGCACGTCTTCCTTGTTCTGGTTAACGTCCACCTTCACGGCTTCGAGGTCGGCTGTCATTCCCTCCACGGCTTCCATGTACTCGGTGCTATCAACCGTAGGATTACCCTTCAGCAGCGGATTACCGTTGCTGTCAACTTGCGCTACCCATGTACCACCGTCAGCTACATAGAGCTGGCCAAGATGATCTGACGCTGCACTGCCTTCTACGGTCACCAACGCCCACCATCCTTCATGAGGATTAGGGTAAGCCTCGCGTAGCTGTGCCGCCGTTTTGAACAGGCCTTTGTTCGGGCCTTTTATGTTCTTGGCTTCAAGCCAGCCGTCAACGGTCAGATTGTGGCCGACCTTTGCCGAACCGCGTATGGTGGCCTTGCCGCCGATGTTAACGTCACGACTAACCGCAACGTCACCATCTATCTGTTTTGTTGGTATTGAACTCATTATTCAAAAATGCTTTTTGCCAAGGTGTTCATTGCGGCAGCTTGCTCGCTCGCACCATAGGCGGTTAATACTAATGCAGCCGTAGTATAGACCACGGCTGTGTAACAACGCTCGCTGATGTCTATGCCGTCCTCCTCGTCTATGCTCGGGTAAGGAATGTATGAGGCACGTTTCACGTAGGCTTCCTCACTGTTGCAACTGTAGAACTCCAACACCTTGCCCTCAGCACGGTTCACTACGGCACACACCGGCTTCTGGACATTGCCACGAATACCCTTGTATCTTGACGATTGCAGGTCATACAATGGGTCATCTGCTGATATGGCCATATAGCAGGTGCGTTCCCAGTCGCTCATGCGAAAGGCAACAAGACGCATGAAATCATCGGGCAGCAGAGTCCAACCGCTTCCGTTCTCCTCCCAGTAGATGGCATCACCAAATACGTGACCTTCTTCCAAGTAGTGAACGGGAGCGGACGACTCTACACGCCGAACGGCTTCCACTATCTTTGAGCGGATGATGTCATTCAACGATAAGGTGTCAATGTCCTCATCGCTGATGAGCTGCTCGCTTGTCTTGTTCTCGTCAATGGCAATGCGCACGTCACGCTCCACGACTTCGATTTTGTACACCATACCGTCGCTGTGATTACTCGGTTATAAAAATGATTTTAACGCCGTTTGCCTCACCAATGGCTACGATGTCAGCACGGTTCTTCATCGTACCACTCTTCACGCCAAAGGTCTTCGTGAGATAGTCCTTGGCCTCCTGATTGGTACTGAACTCAACTTCTGTAAGGCCGTCTTCGTTATCGCTCTCGCTAAGCTCGGCTGCATTTTCCTCTGTAGATGGAACCTCGTCTTCGATAGGTTCAATGTCAACTTCGGGAGCAGGTGTGTCCGCACTTGCAGACTCGGCCTCATCAGCATCTACTGCAGTGGTTTCCTCAGTCGGCTCGTCCGCTATGTCATGGGGTTCTTCAACCTTGGCAGCAGTTGCCGCCACTGGCTTTGCCTCTGCCGGGGATGGTGCATGCTGCGTGGTTGGCTTGGCAGGATTATGCTCAATGCGTACCTCCTCGTCAAGTTCAATGGTGTCCACCACCGTAATGCGTCCGCGCTTAAACTCACTACTGTTTTCAATAGCGTGCTGCACAAGGAAGTCGCTTGTCGTGTACTTCGCAGGGTTTTGTCCGATGGCGGTCATTGAGCCGTCTGTGAACAATACTTTGAGCGTGGCTCTGCCTATCTTGATGATAGATTGATATTCCATCATGCCGTGCACTCCGTAGGTTATTCTCTTTTTTTTCATTGTCATTGAATGATGATAATAATAAAGGCGGACGGCATTGCTACCTATCCGCCTCTATTTGGTTGATGATTGGTTTAATTAAAACTTCTGGTTACTCGGTTGCCATAACCTCACCTGCATACTCAATCCATGCCTCGCTCTTATACTGCCACATCTGACCGCTAACGGCCTCGGCATTGATGCCCGGGCAATCCTGCAACAGGTAGTACACGCCTCCCTCAACTGGTGATGTAGGTGCTTCCGCGCTGTCCCACAGATGGATCTGCACAGCTGTGCTGTTCTCGCTGTCACCCTCACCGTTAATCCAGATATGGCACGAGCCTTTGAGCGCAAGTGCATCCCACACAAGGATTGCCTCGCGTGTTGCCTCCTCGCCCTCAACACGGTCTTTTGACGAGCGCTCTGCCGAATACTGGTAGTGCACAAGACGGTCAGGCGCAACGATAAATGCAGAATTGCTCCACTTCAAACGGTCAAGGGTTGGATCGTGTTTGAACTCGATGTCACCAAACACGGTGTGGAAATTGGTCACTACCCAGCCTACAGGGTTGGTCTTGGTGGTAATTTGAATTTCAGGGTGCTTCGAGTAGTCGATGCACTGGATATTCTCCAAGAAGTTCTTGCCAGCAAGGGCAATAACACTCTTGGGTACGTCCTCGCCTGTAAAGACCATCTTCGCCAAAGCGATGATTTCCTCAATTGTCCACTTGCCAGTGTGATTGAGTTCCTTCTTCACTTGGTAGCGCACACCTTCGGTGAAGTAGATGGTCTGTGCACCGACCTCGGGGGTCTGAACAGTCATCTTGCCTTTACGACCTGCATAGAGAGTACGGTTGCCGCGCACCTTGAAGTTGGTAATGGCGGCTTCTGCAATCACGGCCTTGCCGAACGGAATTTTCTTCTTCTGCGCTTCGTAGTAGTCAGATACAATCTGGTTCATGCCGCGCTTCTGAAGATAAACCATCTGTGCTTGTGGCACGATGAGGTCGGGGTCAACTTTCTTCTGTGTCTCGTAGAGAGCATTGGAAAGAATGATGAGTGTTGAACCGGCTGGAATTTCCGGAGTGGTACAGCTCTCATCGGTCGTGTTTGCCTTCGGACCGTTTACGGCTCTCACAATCGGGTTGTTCGTGGTTGGGTCTTGTCCGGTTACGAATAGCATTAGGTCTTTACCCGGAGTCTTTGTCTTGCCGTCTGCGGCATAACCGTCCACACCCTTTACAAGCAGGGTGCCGTAAGGTCTTGGGATTTCGGCATCGTTGGCGAGCAACGGAAGCACGAACTGCTTGGCTGTTCCTGCCGTTACCTTAGTTGTCGTAGTCACACTGGAACGTGGCTCGTCAATCATGTAGTGTTCCACTTCGGGTGAGTTCACCTTTACCTTACGCGCATTCAGCATGAGCTGCATAAGCGGTGTGTCGTCACTCTTGAACTTGTAGAGTTCTTGGTCGAGGTCACTCTGAATGAGGTTACCCGGACCGACTCCGCCAGACGCTCCTGCCACTCCGCTGACGGTAGTGGGTGCTCCCGGCACTTGAGTCTGCACACCGGCTGTTCCGGGTGCAGGGGTGGTGGTTGTAGTGCCACCTACTGGTACGTTTTCTCCGTCCATGTCTTAAAATTTTAATTTGTGAATAATGTTATTTGCTATCGGTCTGTGCGAGGTTGCCGGGGGCTATACCGCCTGTCGCGCTCGCGAGATTGCTTACTGATGCCATTGCGCCCGGCACTTGGGTTCTTAACCCTGCACTCCCGGTCGTTGGCTTTACTTTATTGCCCTCTGGAGGAAACTTTACGACTTCTCCTTTCATGGCTACATGGCTTCGTTGGCAATGTCAAAGATGCTTTGTGATTTCTGTTTGCCGGGCGCACCGCCATTCTTGCCGTTCAGTGGTGCAGTGCCGTCGCCTTTGTCTCGCTTGCGCAAGCCTTCCACAATTTTGTCATTGCGTCCGGCAACACGTCCCTCTTCACTTGCTGAGGCTACATCGCTGTCATGGTTGATGGCATTCACGAACATTGCAAGAGTCTCTTTCGAGAACTTGCCCATAACACCGTCACGGACCACGGTCAAAATGGCATCCACTACAGCGTCAATCTGTTCATCGCTCATGCCACGCTCTTCTTGGAATTGACGAAGGGTTTCAAGACTTGCGTCCATGTTCTTATCATATTCCTCGTCAAGCTGTCTTGACTTGGCTACACGTTCCACATAGTCCTTGTTGGCTTCTGCAATCTTCTCCTGCATTTCAGGATCGTCAAGCACGTCCTGTATTTCTATGCCGAAGTTTTTTACAAACCCTACGTAGGGGTCGTTACCATTGTGCATGTCAGCAAGGAACTGTGCACTTCTCGGGTCAGCGGCAAACATGTCGGACATGGCCTTTTCCCTGTCCTTGTAGCCGCTAAGGTCCTGCTCGTATTGGTCGTAATCGTCGGAAATCTGACCGTAAATCTCCTCATCATCCTCGAACTTCTTGTCGGGATATTTCTTTCGCAGCCGTTCCAACTGTTGGTCGCGTCTGCTCTTAACTCCGTTGTTATCAGCCATTATCTTCAAAATCTTTAGAATGTGTCATATTCATTTGCAAAAATACCTATATAAGATGTGGACTGACTTTTAACTTTTGTGACCTCGTTTCTGTAACTTTGAGGAAACAATCGGGCACTTTTATGAAATACTTTGGCAGCATTCTTGAATTTACACGCGAACGTAATAACGACCTCATGAGGGCATATCGGGAGAAACTCGCAGAGGCATCCATCATCGTGATGCCGGTCATCTTCGAACTTGTCGCTCAGTCTCCGGCTTCTCGCTTTTGGGTGAGCGAGGAGAGGGCTGCTATTGTCATTTCAGCAATGGCAGCTGGAAAACCGATGCCAAGGATGAGGAGCAACAAGCGTGAAATGTTTGAGGAGATTTACCGAAGGTTCGTTATACTACGTGAGAAACAGCCCGACAAATCGGTGTACGAACTTGTGACGAAAATAGTAAATCAACCTGCACCGAAATTCTATCTCACGCCTCGTACAGTGGGCGAATTTATTTACCGAATAAAGAATGGATGGTATGACAACCAATATGATAGATACAGAGATTGCACGCTTACTCGCTGAAAACGATCGTCGAAATGAGGTGATGTTCGCTCACTTCGACCCGGTCACGGGTGAAGGGTCCATAGGGGGACGTGTGCGAGTTTGTATCTCTGACTTTGCCATACCCGTCCAATGGCTCCCTGTAGAGATGATGAAAATACAAATGGTGAAGAAACTTGTCAAGGCTGGGTCTATCGACAAGTTTCTTTCGTCTGTTCTCCATGTTGAGCCAAACGATGATGATTACATCAAGGTCTCGCGTAAGCTCATAAGGCTACGCTTCAAACACGACTTCCCTTTCTGGGCGGCTACGCTCGTCTATATCCACAACAAGAAGGCTGGTAAGGACGTGTTGTTCCGGCTTTACTATCCGCAGCGTATTTTGGTGTCTCGTTTTGAGGCGAAGAGAAAAGCTCGTCTCCCCATACGACTAATATTGTTGAAGGCTCGCCAGTGGGGTGGTTCTACTACAACACAGCTCTACATGGCATGGCTTCAGTTCAACCATCGAAAGGGACTCAATTCACTTATCATTGCACATCAAGGGGCGGCTTCTGACGAAATCAAGGATATGTTCGACCTTATGATTGACAGATACCCGGTAGAGTTCCTGCACAAACTGGGTGAGGCATATTCCGAGAACGAGCCGAAGTTGGTTGGTGTAGGTAAGTCTGGCTCCACTCATCGCGTACCACAACGCAATTGCAAGATTAAGGTTGGCACTGCTGAGCGTCCTAATGGATGCCGTGGCGGTGCCTATTCTCTTGTGCATTTGTCAGAGGTCGGCTTGTGGCAAAAGACAGAAGGTAAGTCACCGCAGGACATCGTGCGTTCGGCATGTTCCGGTATTCTTTTGGAACCATTCACGATGATCGTAATGGAGAGTACACCGAATGGAACAGGAAACTTCTTCCACACAGAATATACAGCTGCTGCAGATCCTACAATCAAATCACAATATGAAGCTCTTTTTATATCGTGGTTTCAGATTGAGCAGTATTCCAAGCAGTTCGCTTCTGCTGACGAAATGCGTGAATTTGCACAATGGCTGTACGAAAATAGAGAGAATGCATATGTGCCGTCAAATCGTGAGGAGTCCGGACGCTACCTTTGGTCGTTATGGGAGAAAGGGGCTACACTGGAGGCCATCAACTGGTATATAGAGGAGCGTGCAGGTAAGGACGACTTTGCTGTAATGGCTTCCGAGTTCCCTTCTGATGATGTAGAGGCTTTCGTTCATTCTGGTTCTATGGTGTTCGACAAATACCGTGTCAAGAAGTTCGAGCGGTTCTGCAAGCAGCCTCAGTATATCGGTGAGGTATATGCTGATGGAGACGAAGGAGAGGATGCACTTTCCAATCTCCGTTTCCGTGCAGACAGGCAAGGATTGCTTTCTATATGGGCAATGCCTGAAACATTCGAAGGCTACGAAGTTGTCAACCGTTATCTTACCGTTGTCGATGTGGGTGGACGTTCCAATAAAGCTGACTGGTCTGTTATCGTGGTATTCGACAGGCTTAGTATGATTGATGGTAGCGAGCCGCCGTCTGTGGTGGCTCAGTGGTACGGACATTGCGACATAGACCAACTCGCTTGGCGTGCAGCACAGATAGCGGCGTTCTACGACAATTCTCTTCTGGTCATTGAGTCTAACACGTTGGAGACTCACGACAAGGAGCGTCAGGTGGAAGGTGGCGACCAGTCGCAATATATACTCAATCAGATTTCAGACATCTACCCGAACTTGTATGCACGCAAGCAGTCGGAGGATGAAATAAGGGAGGGCGCACCGCGTAAATATGGCTTCCATACCAATGTGTCAACAAAGCCGATGATTATCTCTACCCTCATCAAGGTGGTACGCGACCGGCTCTATATCGAGCGCGACAAACGCTGTCTGGATGAATACAACACCTATGAGCGAAAACAGAACGGTGCGTATGGTGCTATTACTGGCAAGCATGACGACTTGCTTATGACACGTGCAATAGGTCTGCATATCTGCTTCCGGGAAATGGATATGCCTGAATGGGTTCCTATTGTTAACCGTACACTTAGAAAAGACAGAAGCCCCGTTTCCGAGGCTTCCATCTGATAGTTTTATTAAGACGCTTGTAGCATCTGCTGTGCCTGTTGCATGGCAGATGCGTTTGCGTTTTGCTGAACCTGCTGCGCAAGTTCCGGAGAAATGCCATCCGGCACCTTGCCTTGTTCCAACTGTTCCCTTTGTGACTTGATGCTCTGCAGCAACTCGTCGGCAAATGGAAAGTCGCCGTGTTCCAACAGCTGCTCCACGCTGATAGCATTCTTTTCCCACAACTGCATAAGCATGTCGTTGGTTAGAGCGCGGTATGCTGGGGTTGCTGTGCTCTCCACAATCGAAAGGTCAAACTCTACGTCGCGTATCTTCTTCGGGTCGTACTCCACAATGGTAGAGTTCTTTCCTGCAATGTTGAATACACGTGGCGTGTCGTAAAACTGCTGAATGTTCTTCACGTCCTTATACGCACCTTCTTTTACGAAAGAAGAGAACGTGTCGAGCAAATCAAGCAGAGACGTTGAGGCGTTCTGTGCCTGTTGACTGTACAGACTGGCCGACATACCCGAATAACCGGGCTTGCCTTGCAATGCGCCGTTAACGCCGGATATGTCTTCGAAGAACTTCAACTGCATGTTCAGCAACTCTGAGATACCTATCTGTGTGCAGTTGTTGGCTATCTGCTGAGGCAATGGCGTTCCGGCCTTCGGTGTCCTGATCATGATGATGCCGTTGAAGCGTGCCCATTCGTCGGCAACGTCGTCCATTGACATCCCCTTCGGTAAACAGTCTTCCGGGAACAACAGCACACCTTTTGCCGAAGCTCGCATAATCCAGTCGTACATCGTAATCAAACGGTTTGTGTATCGCTGCTGGTCTATTACATTGCTGACAAAGCTATGTATCTCACCGTCGATGAACGGATATGCTTTGAACACATACGGATGGCTCTTGTGCTCGTATGGGGTTTCGCCTTCTTCCAGAATGTCACCAAACGGAGTTAGTATGTAATAATACCAGTAGCTATCCATAAACCACTCCCAACGGATAAGCGGCACATCGCTCTCGTCCATACCAAGCTCACGGGCCTCTTGTAAACGCTTGTTGTTTTCGTCTGTTACAAGGGCTTGGAAATCCTCAATGTCTATCTTGAACACATCGCCATTGTTTACGTCATGGCAGCGGACACGTGGTTTGCTTTCTTTCCTCCACACTTCTATTACACGACACCTCGATGTGTCGTATGGCACAAGGAAGTCATAATAACCTTGTAGAGGATAGCCGAAGTTGTCAAAAGTAGCACTGAGATACGATTTGTCTTTGGCAAACTTGTATATCTCGGCAAGACGGTTGTAATCGTTTCCATCCTTAGCAAAGCGTCCGCACAGTTCCTCAAACGATATGTCATGCACCTCGCCCACACAACTGCAATCCCAACCTCGGAAATCCCTCATGTTGTTATCGATGAAGAAGTTGTTGGGCTGTACATAGTCGGTCCAACAGTCCAGCTTGTTTTCTCGCCAGCCATACCACTTACGCTGCACGACAAAGCCCGATATAAGGAACTCCTCCATACATCGTGCGTTTATTTCTGTCATGCGGTTCAGCTGCATGTTGCATTGCAACACGGTACTCATCGTCTCGCCATAACGCTGCTCGTCGCGGTCTCGTGCCGTACAAGTGGGTTCCTTGGCTTGACTGCGGTATATACCAAGTACAGCTTGTACCATACGGCGAATGAGGTTGTTCTTCAAGGGTACATTACCTTGCTTCTTGATGAGTTCCTCTTCGCGTATTTTTCGACCATTCACACAAACGTAGTCATCCCACTGCCGTCCGTAGGTGTAGTTCTTGTTACGTTCACGGTCTCTGCGGAACGTATCCATGGCAAGCCAATACTGCTGGGCTTGCCACAATACCTCAAATGCACAGTTACCGCCCAACGTGTGCTTGGCTGTAGCTACGCTATCCATTCCTTCATGAGGCATGACAGCACTCGCCTTATGTAATTTTCTTCTTTCCATATTTTTATAATTTGGGACGTGCAAAGGCAGTGCAAACCGAGAGCAATGAAAGCTCGCTTTCAATTGCCGAGGTGCAGCCTGCCTTCGCGAATGCAAAGGTAATTCCTTGCACCGTCCTTTGTCGTTTAACTATTGTTGCTTCAATCTGCCGATGTCTTCAAGCATCTTCGCACGTGTACTGAACATCGTGCTGACAATCGAGTCTCGTTCCTCTGCGCTCTTGCAGCGTAGATACTTCGACGTGAGTTCATTTATGTCATGCTTGTATCGCTTCAAGCGCATGTGCTGGCGCATGTCGTTCGACTGGCGTAGCTGCTTCATTCCCTCGCGGTAGGCTGCACGGTCCGTCTTCTTTATCTTCGACAATGCGGTCTCTTGCTTGGCAACAGCATCGTAATCACTGAGCAACTGTTTTGTTTCCTCAGTCTCCATTCTGCTGTTCAACTTCTCCTTGGCTTTCGTAAGCACTCGGTTCTGCTGGGCAGTCATTACGGAGTCGCGAGCTTCATCAGTGTACGCCCATCCGGTCAACGGTGCGCCTCTGTGCATCTTATATCGGGCATATCTCTCGGCTATCTCTGCCGGGGTCATGCCTTGCGCCTCTGCTGCCGTTGCGTTAAGCTCGTCAAAGTAAATCTTGTCGATCTGACTTTGTGGGCAGTTGATGATGCGCGTGATAAGCAGGGCACACTCGCGAGAGGTGTTTGCGTCGTCACCACAGTAGTCCATGATGGCAACCACTGCATCTGTCAGCGATTGGGGATTGACACCTATACCAGACTGAACCATCAAGTTGGTCACGTCGTTCATGGCGGCAACCTTGTCTTTGTTCCATTTGTTTACAATGTTCTGCAAGTCTGAACTAAGAGGCATATCCTTTGAAGCGGAGAATAGGTTCAAACCTTCGCCTTTAGCAAAGCCATTACCTACAGCACTCATCACGTCACCTCCAGTCAAGCCTTCTATACTGCCGAACATGGTATGGCAGAAGATGTCATGCCACATGTCGCTCTTCTCGTCCTTGTCGTCACCTAAGAGGAGATAGGGCAGATAGGCTCCCAAGTTCCAAGCAAACTGCAACAGATAGCCGAACACGCCTACGCGGACTATATCACGCATCAGGCTTCTTCTATACTCGCTCTTGGCGTTCTGGTCGGCCTTGTCTGGATCTATGCCGTCTCTGCGCATCTGCTTGGCAAGATACTCCTCAGTGAGTCCTTTGTAACCGGGTTCAAAGCGGTGTTTGAGGTTACGGAGTGCATCATACAGCTGACGTGTATACGACATTGACGAGTTCCTGAACACTGTGAAAAGAACGCTCAGCCATGAACGGTCGGTCTGCATCGTAGATAGGAACGCGCTTTCACTCGACTGCTGCGTCTGGTTGAACAGAATAGTAGCGTCTTGCTTGGCTCGCTTCTCTGCGGTCTCTTCATCATAGCCGTAACGAAGATATTTCTTCTTCTTGGTCTGATACATCGAGTGTGCACCTATGGCAACTGTCAGTGCATCGACAAAGGCATTAGGAGACATACCGATACGCGAGGCTATTTCAACAGCGCGGTTCTGCCACATCTTCCAGTCCATTTCACTCTTCATCAGTCTTGGGTCTCCTGCCATGCGGCTCTTCCAACGCTTCTCGAAGAGTGGAAGGTTTTCCATTGACCACTTCCAAGCTCCTATCGGATTGGCAATGTTTCCTGCAAGATATACAGGGCTGCTGTCTGAAAGATAAGCTGGCATAGAGAGGAACTGCTTTAATGCCGTGAACACTCTGAAACTAACCTTGGCTGCCGTTACGCCCTTCGCCACATTCACTGCGGCCTTGTCAAGGGCTGCAATTGGTGGGCGATAGGCTCCTGCGGCCATACTACACACATTGCGGAAATTCTTCCACAGAGTCTTGCCACCACCATAAACACTCGTCATGTTCATAACTTGGTTGCGGAAACGCTTGTATGACAGTAAGGTGTTCAAGTCGCGGTTGAACTCTGCAAAGGATGCCCAACGTTCCATCTGCTGAATGTGGTCGAGTATAACGCTGAATGCGTCTGCACCCATCACGTCAAGGGCAAGATTGTTGCGTCTGCGCTTGATGATGCTACCGGTTGAGGTCGCTGGCAATGCGGTGTCGGTTGTATCGTCGGCTACGTCCACTTCTTCAATTCTCGCATTGGCAAGTATCTTCAAAGGGAAGTAGTTCTCAATCGCTGCCATTGAAGCACCGAACATGCGCTTATGCACCTCGTTGTACTCGTTGCGTTTTTCCACAAGGAACTCGTCCTGCATCCAGTCGGCAAGTTCTAAGAAGCGAGGATCAACAAATTCTTTTATGTTCTCCACATCTTCCTCGGTGATACCCATACGGCGCAACTTCATGCGGCCGTCTGCCATCTTGTCAACCATGTAGATATACAGAAGGTTGCCTTGTGTCAGTTCGTGTGCCTTCTGCTCGCCACCGTCCCAGAAGGTAACGGTTGCTTTGGGCAGGTTGCGCTCCAAAGAGAACAGGTCGCCCCATTTCATCTTCTTGCCGAACACGTCGCTAACCTTCTCGTCGAGCGTCTTCAAGGCGTTCTGATAACCGGTGTATTCCTTTTCGGTAGCCTCAACCCATCCACGCATATAGCGGTTCCACAAGTAGCCCTCACCGTTCACGCTTTTCTTACCGAACATTCTCAGCATCTGGTCGAACGTGCCTAAAGGTGCAAGAACAAAGCGCACTATACTGTTATTGGCTATCTTCTGTGCCTTGCTTTCCTTGTGATGCTCGTCATTGGGTCTTCCGGTCATATCGGAGTTGGCATTGTGATGGATGGTCTCAACGCGCTGCTTCTCTGCCTCACGCCATGCCTTAGCTCGCTCAACGCTGCCACCAAGAACACCGCCTACTTGCTCCACGATGCTGCGGTAGGCTTCGGCTCGCTCTATCTTATTCTGACGGATGGCATCGTTGGTTGACTCCACGTATTCACGGTAAGCATCGGCTTCCATCGTTCCTGCATCCAAGTCGGCCTTGGCTTCCTTAATGCTTTCACGAAGAGCCTTTTCCTCAGCCTTGCTTTCGGTAATGTCCTCTACAAACTGATGGGCAAGCAACAAACCGCTGTACTCGATGGCTGCTTCCTCGGCTACGGCATTGTCGTCACTACTCATACGATTGGTGCAGTCTGCAATACGCTCCTCTATGTTCTCCTTTGGTAAGGAAGTTGCTTTCCTAACCACCTGCGCTATACGCTGGCCTTCCGGGTCAAGCTGTCCTTGCACCTCAATACCTCGCGCGTCAACGCGGCTTCCACGGATGGAAAGGAGTTTGCCCAGCTGGTTAGCTCCCATGCGTAGCTGGTTGTCAACCATGATGTCCATAACCTTCTGAACGTAATCACTTACGTCCTGCTTGCCATGTACATTGTTCACGGCTGAGAGGATGCGCTTTGTCTCATACTTACTCAGATCATCGAGCAATCCGTTTTCAAGCAACACCTTTGCAAGGTCTGTTATGCTCTTGACAGTTGATAGGTCATACGCTCTCTGACGTGCCATTGCCTGACGCAACTTGTTAAGATTGCCACCGATGGCTCTCATTGCATCCTGCTTGGCTTGCCAGTTGTCGGCGTTGGCTTGGCTTGCCTCAACCTTCATCTTAGTGATGGTTTCTTCAAGTCCCATATCACCGTCGCGGAACATAATGCCGCCATCTGGGTTTGTCTCTGGACTATGATTGTCCTTTGCAAGCCCGGTTTTGTCGCGATACTCGCCAGTGTCAAGCAATTCAGAAATACTTTCAGCAATGGAACTTAATGTCCCTGTTGGTGCCTTGCGTATGTCTTCCTTGAAGTAAACATACTCATTAGCAAATTTTCCTTCTTCAGCATGAAATCTGTTTGGACTACGTTTTGTCTTGATAACAATGCTTTCGACAGGTTCATCACCGACATTTGCAGCATTGATATTATGATTGCTCACTCTGATGGTAAATATCTTGCCATCCGGTGTTTCAAATAAGCCATAACCGCTTCCTGTTCTGCCTCTTGTCAGACCAAGACTATTGCTTAAGTCCGATATAAAGCCCTTGCTATCAGTTGTATTCTTGTATGTTTTTGCAACATTTTCAAGTGCTTCTTTGGCTTTCTCGCGTTTTTGCTGTACCTTTGCAGCGTGTTCAACATCAATAGGCTCTAAGTGCTTAAGTGCTGCCTCATTGGGTTGGGCACTTTTTTTATACCCATCACTGAACTTAGTATCACCGAAACCTGTCTTCCTGCGCATAACCTCAGTATCAGCGGCATCGAACACGGTAGGCTTACCACCATTCTTCTTACGCTTGTATGCCTCATGCAGAACAAACGCCCAGTCCTTATCACCCCACTTCCTCTTGCCGGGGATTTTCAATCCGTCCAACAATTTTTGTAGAGCCTTTTGGAGCATGGCTTTCAGTTTGCCCCAGAACGTAAGTTCTTCGGCACTCATCTTCTCGAAGCCTTTCTCACCGATACGTCCGGCAAGGTCGGCACCATATTCCTCTGTTGCATCACGCTTGAACTGCTCACGCTTCTTTCCGGCCTCGGCATGTGCTGCTGCCATATCTGCATAGTATGAAGCGTTGGCATCCTCACCATTGGCTACATGCTCCTTGCGTTTCTTCTCACGTATGCGGTCCACCTCGGCATCGTACATCTTCTGCGCCATGCGGTCAATGGTACCGCGTATCTCGTCCTTAGACACACGATAGAGTTCATCAAGGGCATTGTTCAGCTTAGCCTCATCAGGGAACAGCACGCGCAAACCATCGTGACCCACAACCTCATGCACAAACGTATTCTCAACGTCTGCCATGTTAGCATTGTTGGGAACAACAATAGTCACCTCGCCAGTCATAGGATTGAAGCTACCCTTCATTCTGCGCTGGCGCACGGAAGGTAATGCAGCCACTTCTTCCTCTGTACGGATGATGCGCACTGGAGTATGCAGACGTTCGGACAGTTCGGTCACTCTCTCGCTCATTGCACTTTCCATTGCTTCCTTCGGTTCGCCTACCCACTTGCCAGCCATCTTAGCATTGATACGTGCTATGTCTTCGTTGCTGACGAATGGAGTGTGTCCCTCGCGTCCGGGGATAACATCGCGGCTCTCCCAATTCTGCTTGTCGAGTGCAAGACTCTCCTCCGGTGTCAACTCCTTGCCGTCAAGTTCAAAGCGGTACCCCATCTTCTCCAACTCTCTGCGCACTTGTGGCACAAAGCGGTTGTAGTCACGGTGGGTCTTTAGCTCCTCACGCTTTCCCGGATGCTTCTTCCAGTACTCGTCAATGAGCTTCGCTTCCTCCTCACGGGTGAGCACCTTGTCTATCTTGCTCCAGCGTGAAAGATACAGCGTGCGGCCATTGTTCCACTGATGGGCACCGGTAGGCAACAGAGCATAGTCTGCGTGGAACGGCTCGTCTATCTCCGATTTCGGGATGAGGCTACGCACCACAACAAGGTTCGGTCTCTTGTATGCCTCGCCAAACTGCGTGTTCAAAGGTGTTTCGATGGCATGGTCGTATGGGTCGTATGCTGCCCACAAGCCCTTGTCTTCGGGGTTTTTCTTCAGGAAGTACTGCAACTGTGCCTCCTTGGTCTTAGGCTTCACGAATTTCAAACCGTCATTGATCTGCAACTCTGTACTCTTTTTGCCGTCAACCATGATGTAGCCAATCTTGTTGAGTTCGTCCAGCTTGCGCTGTTGCTCCTCGGTGAGTTCCACCTTTGGAGGTGCAGAATAGTTCCAACGTCTGCCTTCCAATGTTCTGCGCTCGCCTGTCTCAGCATCGGTAAATGCCATAGGTGAACCCAGTGCATCATCCTCAAAGGCTTGCACATTACGGTAAACAGGAACCAACTCACTCTCCGGCAAAGACTCCAGCTCCATTGCCTTCGGATCATCCTCATCAAGCAAACGGAACTTCGTCTTGTCTTCTGCGGCCTCATCCTCATCGTCTGCAACGACATCAGTAGCTGCGTCAACACTTGCGTCCATTTCGGCATACTTCTTCTCCTTTTCTGCCATTTCTACCTTCATGGCCTCGGAATATTCCTCAAACTGACGCTTGGCTTCTTCGAGTTCCTTTCCAAACTCAAACGGCTTACCTTCACGCTGCTTTAGTTGTTCTAACTCTGATTTGCCGTGCTGTACCATACGTGTAGCAATGTCGAACCGCTCGGCAAAGTCCCTACCTGTGATTACATTCTCGGTGATGTCCTCAACGGCATTGCGCAATAGCGACTGCTTTACAGGAACATTATTCAGACCAAGTTCAGGGCATGAGTAGCTCATTCTACGATGTATCTCGGCAAACAGCAGTCCGCCATTGTTCACAGTCTCTCGCGACATCTCTGTCTTGACAACAAAGTCGTAACCTCCCAATGACAAAGTAAGAGTATTTGACTGGACGTTATTGCCGGGGTTCTCTTTCATCGCCTTTACTGCATCGAGGATTTTCTTGTTGTGTTCCTTGATGAAATCAGCCATGGCATCAACCGAAGCAAATTTCAGTTTGCCAACAGTTATCTCTGTGAACTTGCCATCGGGGAATGCCTTTTGCACTGCAAGCAGCTGGGCATTAGCTTCCTCTGCTCGTTGCTCTGCTGCCTTTATCTGTCCCTCCAACTTTGGCTTGGCATTGTGAATATAGGTTTGGTCGGCTTCCCACTGCTTCTTGCGGCTTTCGTACTTGCGCACATTCTTCTCCGCATTGTTTTTTAGCAGGGCGTATTCACTACCAGAGAGTTGAGCAACAGTGTCGCCGAACACATCTTCTTCCTCTTCAAGCACACGGTTATTCATGCTGTCCTGCATCAGTCGGTCTCCCTCCATAACACTATCAGCAATCGCACCTTTGGTCTTCAATCGCTGATATGCAGTTACGTCAAGACTATCTTCCACACCGAAACGAAGCACACGGACTGGTTTATTCCATTGTTTGTGCAGATTGCCCTGTCGCAAGATGCGGCCGTTGCGTTGCGTGTAGTCCATCGGACGGTTTGGCGCATCAAGGTGTATAAGGGTATGCAGACGTTCCTGTATGTTCACACCAGTACCAAGGGTAGCAGTACTGCCAAGTATAACACGCACCTCGCCACGGTTCACCTTCTCGAAGATTTCCAGCTTCTGCTTTATCTTCATGCCAGACTTCATCACAACGATTTCGTTTTCGGGAACACCCTGCTGGATGAGTTTCTTCTTGATGTCCTCATACAGGTTAAAACCACTGCGCTTGTTCTGGTAGTGGTCGGCAAAGATGGCTACTGTACCCTTGTAGTCGTCAGTCTCTTTCAACGAACGCAAGGTTTGGCGCACTGCCTCGTTGGTCTTACTCCTCGGATCATCCTCTGCGTGCATTTCCACAAGTCGGGCATCAACAGCGGCTCCTTGAGCAATGCCATACATAGTGAGAGGTATGCTGCTGTTTTCCTTCTTCTCCTTGCCGCTCATTTGGTCAAAGCGTTCAAGTTCTTCACGCACATATTTCATCACACTGCGAAGAGCGCGTGTCTGTGGTAGATAGATGTCCTGCGCCTTGTCGCCTTCCATTTCTGGTATCTTCTTCACAAGTTCCGTCTGGTCTTTGGTCAGCACGGTGTCTGCTACCCCGGACCATATACGAACCAATTCGGGCAGGTTCACATATCCTGCAAAGCGGTTCACTTCCTTGAACTTGCCGCTTGTGTTAAACTCTGGCATCTGTTGTATATTGCCGAAGTTGCGCACAAAGTCGTCAAAGTAGTAGATACCGTATTCCTTCATGGTGTCCTTTGGCATGAGATAACGCATGAAAGTCCAAATCTCTGCTGCTGTATTACTGATAGGCGTACCAGTGGCGAAGATAACATTGCGACCGTTATTCTTCTCCAATATGGCTTGCGTCTTCAAGTACACGCCTTGCGACTTCTTACTGTATGAAGGGTCAACACCTTTCACACCGCGCTGCATGGCTGTTGCAAAACCGAGGTGCTTGTATTCGTGCGCCTCGTCAATGAGCAGGGCATCAATTCCCATATCATCAAAGTTCTCCACATCATCCGTGCGACGATCGAGCATTTCCTGCGCCTTGACAGCTGCGTTCTGCTTGGCAACGGCTTTCTTCTTTTCATTGTTGGCTGTGCGCTTCTTTGAGATACCTTCTGACAATGCTGCCATTTCTGCTTGGAGGTCGGCCAATTCCTTTTCAGCACGCCTTGTTATAGGGTCTCTGCCGCTGGAGTCTGCCTCACGCATCTGTTCAAGCACAAGCATCTTCTCGTCTATCTTGTCCTGTACGAACTGCATCTGACGCTCGTCACTGTCGGGGATAAACTCAAAGGTACTCTGAGGTACAACTATCATGTCCCAATCGTTATACTTGATTTTTGCATAGAAATTCTTTCTACCTTCCGCATTGCGGTCATTATCTTCAAGCGTAAGTATCTTGGCATTTGGATAGAGTTCCTTAGCTGAAGCAGCAAATTGTCCTACGGTGGCATTCTGTACCACAATCATAGGCTTGCGTGCCGTACCGAGTCTTCGCATCTCCATGGCGGTGGAGATAAGGGTGAATGTCTTGCCGGTACCAACCTCATGGGCAAGCAGCAACGGCTGCATTGTTCCTCGTACAATGGCCTTACCTTGGTGTGAGCGCATCTTGAACTTGTGTGTTGCGCCACCGAAGTATTCAGGTACAAAGTCGTCAGGTATGCTCATAGGAACATAGTTGTTGAAGCGGTCGTTATACTCTTGCTCCATGCGTGCTGACAAGTCCGCGTCACTCTGCATCTTTCCTCGCGCCCAGTCCTTGAAGTCCTGACGTATCTCGTCTATCTTGGCTGCACATGCTGCCGTAGCCTCACGGTCTGTGATGGTTTCCGTTGTGCCGTCATAATGCTTTTCCGTACGTGACACGATAATGCTTTTGTTCTGGATTGCGGCTGAAATGAGTTCATGACCCATTATTGTTTTCTTAAGCATTTCACTCACAATACCCATTGCGCGGTTCTTCTCAACGTTCACACCATAGGTCGGGGCTTTCATAAACCATGTACCACCAGCTGCTGTGAAATGCACGTCTATGTCGGTACGCTCTTTCACATACTCGTCATATAGTTTTGGGTCAAGCCATGACGAACCGAGTGTAAAGTCTATCAAGTGTGCAGGAATATTCATAGGAACTACATCCTGCAATGCCTTGATATTCTTGCTGTATTCGCCATTCTCATTGTTGGCCTCAGCTTGTTTCAGCTTCTCTCTCACGTTACCGCTCAGATACTGGTATGACACTTCCATCTGTCGTGTCGTAGGGTCTTCAAAGCCGAGTCCGCTGTCAATGATTTCACGCTTCACTTCCGCCTCACTTTTTCCGAGCTGGCTTGCAATGTAAGGAACATCTATGCGTCCGTTCTTGAACATACTTACAACAACACCGTCCTTAACATTCTCCGGGTGCGGTTCGCTTTCCTTTTCCACGACACGGCCTTTCATCACATCGGCCTTATCGTAGGTCTTAACAACGCCTCCCTTGCCGTCTCCTTGCTCCTTATATGTCTCCAATGAGAACACATTAGGATAGTCCACATCATTGCGCAACCATGCTAATTGGTTGTTTTTGTTGAAATGACCGTAGGTATTGACAAAGGCATCGTATGTCTTGTTAAGTTTGGCAATCAATGGTTTCAGTCCTGCATCACTCTCGTTCTCTGTCTGGTACTGCATAACTTCGGCCAATGCACTTTTGATGGCAGCATAAGCAGTGAAACACTCCTGCTTGGTGTGTCCCTTTATCTTCTTGTCGTTCACTTCAAGAGGATAGTAACCGCCAAAGCTGGCCAAAACAATCTGGCCGTCTTTCATATACATTTCACCAAGTTTCTTGCCGTCCGCTGACGCATCAAGCACAAGTGAAACATCATGGTGGTCTTTGGTGGTCGCTTTGCTGCTATCTTCTTCAGTGAACGATTTAACGAAATCAACCAGCATCTTGCCTTGGTCTTTGCCGCTTACCGGGTAGAGGCCCTTGCTCGTAGGTCTGAATGTATCACCTTCCTCAAAGGCAAAGCGCATTACACCGGCCATGTGGTCTGGGTGCTCGATGAAATACTTGTTGTAGTCCATGGAGAGTTGTTTGGCCTTGCGTGCGCCCGGTTCTTCATATTCGGCCGTGCGCTCACCGCTGATGCTGCTCACGTCAATGGCTTGTGCCGACTTCTGACCATTCACTCGCTTGCGGATAACGATGATGTCCGACGTGACGGTTGTACCGCCAAAGGTCTTGTTATTCATGCGGAATGCTCCGATGAAGTCCGAACCTCCCTCGTTCACAACCCAGTCGCGCAAAGCCTTGCTGTTATCGAGTGTGCCGTTTGAAGAAATGAAGATACCCAATCCACCCTCACGCAACTTACGCACATTCTTGGCTATACAGAAGTCGTGGATATTGTGGAATTTCTTAGAAAGGTCACCGTCGCCTGTGGTGTCATTCACACGCAACCCGGTAACGAAAGGCACATTGGTAATTGCCAAATCCACACTGCCATTAGGTATGCGTGTCTGCTCAAAACCTTGTATCTCCACTTTGGCATCGGGATAGAGCAATGAGAGAATGCCGCCAGATGTGCCGTCTATCTCAATGGCGTGAATGTTACTGCGCTCGCTTACCGTTGTAGGCATCTGTCCCAAAATGTTGCCAATACCTGCAGAACCCTCCAAGATGTTGCCTCCCTTGAAACCAAGCTGATTTGCAATGTCCCAAAGTGTATCAACAACGTATGCAGGGGTGTAGTAGGCACTGTTAGCACTCATAACAGCTTGCTCGTAGGCTTCTTCTCCAAGCAACTCACGTATTTTCTTGTTACGCTCACGCTGTTTCCAGTCATAGCCTCCGTCGCTGAAAGCGGCTCCAAGACCCCCCCAACCACTAAACTGTCTAAGCACACTCATCTGCTCGGGAGTGGCTGTCTCACCGCTCTCAAGTAATTCATGCGCCAACTCAATAGCCTTGATATTGGCCTCTATTCTGCCATTCACCGAAGTAGGGGCATGGTCTGCGCCACGCTCTGAATGGTTGTTGCGTGTGTTCTTCGGCTCGGTCAGTCCATGAAGTCCAGCGGACACAGCCCTATCTTTGCCAGTGCTTTGTCCTCCTCGTCCTCCGTCAGGTCTTCCACCTTCTTGTGCAGCTGTTTTGCGAGGGCTTCCTTGGCTTTCTCGTAGTCCTTGCTGTTGTCCACTATTGTCGGCTGGCACTGTTTCGGTGCGTACCGCTTCATCATTTCCTTGTAATCCATTGTCTGATGTGTTATCAAACAGCCCAGCAAACAAATCACCTACTGGCTGCTCTGGTTTAACTTTCTTAGTTGCTTTTTTCTTGGATACTGGCTTAGGCTTGTCTGCTGCCTTTTCGGATGATGTGGGCTGAATGCCGCCATCCTTGGCACGTCTCGCCACCTCTGCCTTGATATGGGTGCCCATATCCTTGTCGTCGCCATACTCCTTGTCGAGTTCCAACAATTTCTTGTCTGAAATCTTAGGGAGCAATGTATTGAGGCTCTCGATCTTCGACTTCATTGAATGGTCAGTCATGCCCGGATTGAGAATGTCAACAACATGGAGCTGTATGGCAGTGTCTTCTGGCAATGCCGCAACGGCATCCTCGTTAATACCATCCTCGTAGAAGTCGCCAACGGCTTCATGCTTCGGCTCGGCTGACTCGCTCGGCTTATGGCGCAACTGGTCCGGGTGAGCATTAACCCACATGACAGGAGCAAGGCCGGTGTCAATGCGGATGCCGCCCTCATCGTTAGGCTGCACTACAACTGCATCAGTCCATGTGCGGCCACCATCGGTTGAATACTGCACCTTGTCACCTGCTGCATACTCTCCTTCATTGGTCACGCCACTACCTATAAGATATTTGTAGGCTTCACGCTGCACCTGCTTCAGAAGGTCAGAATACGTAACATTGCTGTCAACGAAGACATTTCTACCGTAGCGGTCATTGCCGGTGCCTTCAGGATGGTCAACACGGAACATGATGTGAGTAACTTCAAGGTCGCTGCCTCCAAAGCCATCTACACCCTTGGCTGCTCTTGGCTCAACGCCTATTGTCAGATACAGCTCGCGTCCTTCTTCTAATGGCAGGTGTATAGACACATCACCTCCAATAGGGGAAATGTTGGAAACTGCAAGTGGCTTTTTCTTACGATTGCCTTTCTTATCCGTCTGCTTTGAGTGAGAAGCCTCATAGTGGCTAAGGTTCAAATCAGAAATCAACTGGCTTGCAAGGTTGGCTGCATCCTTGACGGCCTTCTTCTCGGCATTACGCATGTAGCCGTATGCCTCGTTGTAGTCCTTCTCCACCTCGTCAGCCTCATAGTAGCCAAGCAGGGCAAGCTGCTCATTTACCTTGTCGAGGGTTTCATCTACTCGCTCTGCTGCTCCGGTGATGGCTTGCTCGTCGCTTGAAGTTTCTGCGAGAGCCGTTGCTTCGCTTGCAACAGACTTTGCTTCTGCTGCAACAGCATCTGTATTTGCTGCTGTCTGCTTTTCGGTTTCTTTTCGTTGCTCATTTCTTGTTGCCTTTAATTCATTGTTTGCTTTTTCTGCGGTCACTTGTGCCTTGCCTTCCTCAACTATCATGTTGGCTTGTGCCATTACGTCCTTGGTAGGCTTGTCGAAATTCTCCACGTCAAAGGCTTTCACCTCTTCGTATGGAGTGAGGGCATATTTGTCATAGCCGGGAACATACTCCAGTCCTCCATAGAAAGCCTTTAACCAAGGGCGTACCTTGTCGCCCAATGCCTTAACCATCATGGAGGCATAGTTGCCAAACGACTCATTGCCACGCTCAACCATGGCCATGGCCAGACGCTGACCGACTGACATGAGCTTCTGACGTTGCTCTGCAGTCAGTTCGTCCGGATCACGGAACTTAAACCCGGCATCGCCCTCGTCGTCACCAATACCGAGAATATCACGAATGTCATTCATCAATCCGTTCATTTCCTCGTCACTGACCTCATACTTAGGCTTCTCCGGCTCTATTGGTTCTTCTGTTGGCACGCTCTCTACGCGGTTTGCAGGTTTCTTGGCTGCGGTTTTCTTGCTTGCAGTTGGTTTCTTCGGCTCCACTGCATCGCGAAGTTCCTGCGCTGTCATTGGCTGGTTGTCTGCTACGGCTTGCTCATTACCAACCATTTCAGCGGCCTTGCGTGCGTTCTCTTCACTACGGAACATCCAGCCACCGCTCTCACGGTCTTTCCAACCGCGTGCAGGGGCAAAGCGTCCCTCACCTGTCCGTTCTTTGGCAAACTCCTTGACGGCACGCTCTTGGTCGGCAGTCAAGTCATGGTCAAAGGTAAGTAGAGAAACATCGCTCGTCTTGCCCTTCTTATTGGTGTAGGTTGAAGGAGTGATGGAATAGCCGGCTTCTTCTGGTGTATTGATTTCCACAACGTCCTTCTTCACCGACGAGTACTCGCCAAAAGGCTTAGTCTTACGCTTGCTCGACTCTATCCACTTCTCGAAGTCTTCGAGGTTAACGCCGGTAATGTCAATTCTGCGGCCATTCTCCCAGCCCTGCTCGTAATTGGCAAGGTAGTCGCCCTTAGCCTCGTCTTGATCATTGAAGCCAAGCATAACCTTGTGCTCGTCAAAGCTGCCGTCGGGGTTGTACTGGTCAACAACGAACACCTTGCGTCCGTTCCAACCGTCAATATCATTGGAGAGGAACACGTCAATGTGGTCTCCGTCAACACCCACTGCGCCACGAATGTAACCGTAAGTGTTGTTCATCTTGCTTTCCCACTGCTTGCCGTCAGCATCAGTGCCCTTACGCACGCTGCCCTGCGGCTGCTCAATGGTGATGTCAAACGTTCCAACTTGCACATGTCCCTTCTTATAGTTGCCGGCTTCCTTCTGTGCCTCGGTGGGGTCGGTGTTCACTTCGGCTGAGGCTGCTTCAATCTTGGCAGACAACGGCTGCTCATTGCCGTCAATATAGTTGGCTACTTCGTAGAGGTCGCCAAACTGCTTGCCGTCAATCTCATAATAGGTTCCGGGATAATTCTTGCTCTTGTCAGGAGCGTCAACCTTGATAACTTCCTTGCCATCAACGAACATACGATGCTTGTAGATTTCTCCATATTCGCTTGGCTCCGTCCACTCGTCTTCTGTATCGGTGATGCGCTCGCTCAGTTTATCCTCGGCTTCCTTCGCCAATGCGTCGGCATCGGGTTCGTTACCCTTAACTGGTTTTTCACTGGCTACGACTGGCTGTTGAGGCTCTGCATCGCTCCCAGCAACAACCGTAGCTTGTTCGCTTGCCTCGTCTCCTCCAGCTGGCTCTGCGGCTTCTGCTCTCCGTTTGCGTTCTGCAACGGCTGCGTCGATGAGGGCTTGTTGTTCTTTTGGTGTAGCATTTCTGAAATATTCGTTTACTTTTTTGAGAATTTCTTCCTTGGAGGTCACGTCTCCGCTGAACATGTCTATCTGACCTGCAGCAGATGATGCAGCCTCGTTATTGTATGTAGAGATCACGGCATGAGTGCCGACGGCCTCTTGCTCGGCTGCTTTCTCAGCGGCAATGCGCTTGTCTTCCTCCAGACGTGCAACGGCTTCGGCGTGTAGCTTTTCCTCGCGAACCTTGCGCTCTGCCTCCTGCTGCTCACGGATAGCACGCTTTCTGTCATTCATAAGGGAGTTGATGCGCGACCATGCGTTCAAATTCTCTTCGGCTGCGGCTACTTGGGCGTTATACTCTTCCATGGCGGTGTTGTAGTTGGCCTCTGCTTCCTGCTGCGCCTTTACCATTGCCATTGGTGAACCTTTCAGAGAAGGAGCTTTCTTAGTGGGTTCCTTCTTCTTCAACGCTTCAAGTGCCTTAGTCGCCTGTTCTACTTGCGCTCTCACGATGGCAGTAGTATTTTCATCATTGCCTCCGGTAACCTCGTTGAGAGCGTCAAGGGCTGTCTCGCGGTCTGCCTTCTCAAACATAGGTTCACCGGTTTCCTCGTTGATGGGTACACGCTCCAATGCGGTAGGCTGGCGGTTTGCCTCCTCTTCCTTGCGTTGCTGTTCCTGCTCCAACATCTGTTGGTTGTGCTGTTGCAACTGCTCAATCTGCTCTTGCGGAAGAGATACACCGTTTTTGCCTTGTGTTGCTTCATCGAAAGCACCTCGGGCATACTGATGCAACTGCTCGTCAGTCATGGGCTGTTGTACATTCTCGCCCTCATTCTGTACATTTTCGGGCGTTTCGGGTACGCTTTCCTCCAAATTTGGTACACTTTCCCCATTCTCTGTACCACGAAGTATGGCTTCATGCTCGGCTTGAATGTTTGCGTATGCCTCATCGAGTTCTGTCTGAGGGTCGATGGCCTCACCAAGAGAGAACAGCTGGTCCGGGCTGGCAAACTTATACTCGCCAGTCTCTGCATCACATATAACAATACTCTGATCCGAATTGCGCACGTCAATGCCCGAACCATCGGGGAGCATCACGACATTGCCCTTGACAACGTACACCGGCTTGTCGTCAACCTTCATGGTTGCAGGCTGAACAACGCCCATATCCTTATGGGTGTGTCGCTCCACATTGGCTTCAACCTCCTTGCGCTTGCCGTCGGCGGCTTCATTGGAAGCGTCCATAACGCCCTCCATTGCTGCCTTGGCATTGACATAGTAGAGTACTGCGTCCTGCTGGTCTTCGCTCAGTTCCGGATTGTTGATAAGCGGCCAAGGGTCTTCGTTTATTTCTGCAATGCGCATTTCAGCGTCAGCACCGAAGGCATCCTCACACATCTGGTAAGCCTCCTGCATACGCAAAGTAATGGCATCTACCTCGGCCTTAGCGTCGGTATCGCCTTTCTCCACCTTATCCCAAAGCAGACGTGCTTGGTCGTATGCGGCTGCGGCGGCAGACTCTGCCTCCGACATAGGCTGCTCTGCCTCTGCGCTGGCTCCGGCCTCCTCGCTCTTCTGTTCAGGGAACAAACGCTTGATATAGTCTTCTACGGCTACTTGCTCCTCTTCGGTGCGGTTCTTCGGCTCCTTGCGTAGTGTAGCGTCAACGTCCACGCCGGTTTCCTCCTTGATTGATGCGCGGATGGCTTCCGGACGTTCACCGTCTGCCATTGACTTATTGGCTTCTATGGCGCGGTCTATATCCTCAACCATCTTGCCATAGGCCGCAATAGCATCCTTGTCGCCCTCCTTCACAGCCTTGTAGTTGCGCATGACAGTGGCAAAGTCGGCACCGGGTGCAACAGACTCAACAGCGGCTTGCACAACCTTGGCATTGGCGGCTGCTTCCTTGTAGCGTTCACCAACGTCCACACTGTTAAGCTCTGCCTGACGCATGATGTTGGCCTCCTCCTTCTTTGCCTCTTCCTCGGTCTTGAAGTGACGGCTCGTTACAACCTCACCTTGTGCGGTCATAGCCTGTACTGTCACGCCGTTCGCATCCTTATTGGTTGTATAACCAGTGACGGTGCCCATCGGCAACATACGTCCAGTGAGGATATAATATGCCTTCGCTCTTGCGCTCTGACTGACGTTTGGGTCCTGCATGAGGCGTTCCATAGCTTCGTAGCCGTCAAACTCCGGATTGCTCACACGCTTGGCCTCTGCATGTTGGTAGTCAACGTCAAAGGTCATGATCTTGCCGTCCGTCATGGTCGGCTTGGCTTTTGGCTTGGTCGGCTGCTTAGGTGTACGAGTGAAGAGTGATGCAAGGTCACCATAACCGTTACGCTGAAGTTCCTCACGTTCCTCCTTTGTGAAGTCGAGGTCACGCGGACTTGCATCCATGCGTTTACGTAATCTCTCAGCAAAACTTCTTCGGTTGTGGTTGCGCTCCTCCATGGTCTTAGGCTCAGCTATAGGACGAAGACCGGCAATAACCTGCGGTGCCGACTTGATGCCGTGGCTTACCTTGAAGCCAATCATCATAGCCATGTTGTCCGTCCAGATGTCCATTGCCTTGCGCTTTCTTGGGTCGTCGTCTGCTAACTGTGCGTTCTCGATCCATTCGGGAGTGGCAAAAATAGTTCCCTCGGCAACAGTAGAGGTCATAAGCTCTCCTGCACGGATGCCCACCTTGCCAGCCGTGCTCTCGGTGGCCTTCACCAACTTGTCAGACACATTGCCCAACACTGGAGATAGGGTACCGGTAACCGAACCGAGCAACATGCCGTGCCCGGTCGCCTTCAACATGTCGCCAGCTGAAAACTCATACTCGCCAGTTTCCGGGTTCAATGTTCCGCCCAGCCTCATCTGCTGCTGCATGTTCTTCAAGCCCTCGAATGTACCGAAGTTGGCAGAACCTGCGGCCACTCCTGCAACCATACGTCCGGCAAGTGTACGACCGACGTAACGCTCTGCAGCTTCCTTGCTTGCGCCTTTAAGTGCCATCTTGCCACTCAGTTTCAAGGCTTGTTTACCTGCAAAGCTACCAACACCACCCGAAATATAGGTAGTCGGGTCAATAGCCATATTCAAAACGGTACCAGTGATGTCGAGCGCACGATGATCTGTGCCATATCTGCTCATCGCGTCCATGTCGGCGGCCTCTGTTCCGATGGAGTGGGAGAATAGACGTGCTGCCATGTTGTCGGCCATCGTCTGTGAGAAGAACGGCTGGTCTGCAACCTTGCGAAGAAGGAACTCCGTCTTACTCTTAGGCATTCGTGCTTGCACTGCACGCTCATAAGTAGCGTGGTACACCTCGCCTTGCAGGGCTTCCTTTGCAGCTTGAGACACCGTTCTGCCTTTCAGCTCCGACGGATGCTCGCGGAAATAGCGGCTGTAGTTCAGCATCTGATTATCCTTATACTCCTGTGGCATATTCTGCAACACAGACTGCGCCATCTTCTCCAGATTGAACGTGTCCTGACGCTTGGCTGCTCGTTTGATGTCGCGCAAAGTCTCGTCACCTCGTCGCAATGGCATACCATCGGGACCAAGAGGAGTGATAGATTTCTTCAACCTATCCCAGAAACTGCCACCTTCAGCACGTTCCATATCCTTGCGGTACGCCTCATCAGCCGCTCTGTCCTCGGCTTCGGCACGCTGCCACTCGTCCTCGATTGCTTTGCGCATAGGAGCCTCATAGTCCAGCTGCGCCTGTTTGCGAACGTCCTCGGGCTTGTTAGGGTCAAGTCCGTTCTCCTTCATGCGGTCTTGGAACTGGTGGGCGAGACGTGCCGTTCTTGCCTCATACTCGGCTTGGTTGGCCTCTATAAGTGATGTAGTGAGCGTACCGTCAGGCAATACCCACTGGGTTTTTGCCTTGCCGTTCTCATATTTCACTCCGTATGGCTGAGGCGACTGCTCGCTCTGCACCGGCTTCTGCTGACTGCCGCCGCGTGCGCCACTACTTGCTGGAGCCGGGGATGCGGTGTTGAAGCCGACGACATGAGTAGGAGTGCCAGCCATACGAGCTTGGAACTCTCCAAGTCTGCGTCGCTCGCGTCCTTTCTGTGTCAACGGCTCCATCATGCGGCCAATCTTGGCATTGGTGTTGGCAATGCCCTGCTGCACCTGCTGCTTCATTTGGCCCATCTGCAAGCTCATGCGGATTTTGTCCTGCTCCGTCATAGGCGTGCCCTTCGGCTTCTGCTGCTTTGGCTGTTCCGGGGATGCCGAAACGGCTGAGGCTGGCTTCCGCTGTCCAGAAGATGGGGTTTCCCTCTTGGGTGCCGGTGCCGCCTTGGCAAAACCGATGTTACTCTCAAATTCTGCGTACGGCTCCATATCGTAGCCGTCTTTCACCAATGCGTCATAAGCGGCTTTTCGCTTCTTGGGGTCTTTAAGGTTCTCACGGAACTGTGCCTCTGGCTCCATGGCGTATCCGTCCTTGACGAACGTATCGTATAGGTTCTTTACCTTGTCATTTGGATTTGGCATATTCGTTTGTTTTTATTTTGTTGGACTTTTTTTTCCACCACCACTTCCTGTCGGGCTTGGTCTACCTGCATAGCCACTTTTCTTCTTGTAGGTAGTAGTGGACTTGCCGTTGATCTCACTGTCAGTCGTAGAGGTAACATCTTGGTACTCAAACGTTCTATGTTGCTTGGCAAATGCCTCCGCAGCTGCTGCCGTTCTGAACTTGTGTTCGCGTCCATTCTCGTCCCATGCACTGAACTCGTCGTTGTTGGAGCGGTCGTGCGCTCTTGCCGAAGCATAATGGTCTGTAGCCGCTGCCCGGCTTGATGCAGCCGACGCTCTCTGTGCCTCACCTCGTGCCTTTTCGGTATCAACCTTTGCCTTGTAGAGATCAGGAGCATTGTCCGCTTCTGCCTTGGCGGTAACAGCCTCCTGTTCGGCTTTAGTAGCCTTACCAGCTTGCTCACGCTGCTTGTCGGGCTGCAATGCCGCAAGCCATCCGTGCTCTTCTTGCTCACGCTGTGCCTTCTCTCTTGCTAACTTAGCACGTTCCTGCTGTGCTTCCATTTCTCGCAAGGTCTTGGCTCGTTCATTCTGTGCGTCACCGATTTTGAGTGAATACTGGAGGTATTTGTCCGCGTTGGCTTGTCGTTCAGCTTTCAGCTTCTCCAGTTTCTCCTGCAATGGCGTGAGCTGGCTTGCCTCCTTGTGGTCATACATGTTAGGAGCACCGCGAGTAGTGAAGAAAAGGTTGCTCAACGCTTGCAGACCGTCGCTGACAGCTGAAACAATCTTCGCTGACTTCTCCCTACGTTCTCTCTTCTTGCGTTCCTCCTCAGTTTCCGGCTTCACGCGGTTAGCGGCTTCCTGCAAGGCTGCTATCTGCTGATCGTAGCCCATCGTGTCGTTGTGTGGCGACACACCGGCTGGCTTATCGGCAGGTGGTGCCACGTCAGTCTTTGGTGGTTCCTTCGACTCCGACGGCTCCGGCGCATTGCCTCCGCTGTTCTGCTCGTACTGTTCCTGCTGTTCTTCTGTCCAATTACTCATGTCGCATGTTTTTAGAAGGCTCCAGCAATCCCTGCACCTGCTTTGGCTACGCCCTGCACGGCTTGACTGATGGCTTGTGCCTTGTTAATCTCCAAATTGTTCAACGCTTCGTTGATCTGCGAGTCGCGCTGCTGATAGGTCTGCTCAATCTGGTCTTTGCGGTTCTCCGCATTGACAGCTATCTGCGACGTTGCATCGGCCAATGCTTGTGCGTTCGCGGCCTTGGCTGCTGCTGTGCTCTCGTCAGTACCACCCATCACGGCTTGGGCACCTGCCGCCTGTCGGTTGCGGTTCCTGATGCTCTCCTCCGTTTGGGTAAGTATGCGCTGAGCGTCCGCCCTCTGCGTCGCATCCTCGTTATAACGACGGTCATACCAGTTCTGGTTGGCCTCCTTCTGTGCTTGGAGGTTCTTCTTCACTCGTCTCATCGCTTTGCTTGCGCTGATGCCGCCAAAGATGCTGCCGGCTGCTCCGAGTGCGCCTCCTGCTATGCTACCAATTAGTCCCATATCTTTTTATGTTTCAAAAGTTATAATTCGTGCGCTAAATTAGTAATGTATCTTTGCCCAGTACTTTTAACTTTTGCGCCAACGGCGCAACACAAAACATAATCAATATGAAGGGAATGAAGACCGGTGGCCGGAAAAAGGGCACACCAAACAAGGAGAACCCGATAAAAGGGTTCATCAAGACACATTCCTTGGCATACTTCGAACCCAAGGAAATAGTTGGCGACGACGGTAAGAAGCGCACAATGTCAGACTTCGATTGCGACATGATGATGCTTGCGCCTGACGATCGCGTAAACGCCGAGCTTCGCTTGCTGGAGTTCCACACGCCAAAGATGAAGGCTATCGACGTTGACATGAACACACACGTCAGCGTACGCACAATCGAAGACAAGCTGCGCGTCCTTTGTGGCGAGAAAGAAGATGATGACGACGACGAGGACGATTAAGCCAGTCTCTATTTCATCTACTTTTAGACCGACTCATTTTATTTACTCATAGTTTTTTAGGCTTCGACCTGTCCGTGAGGATGGGTCGTTTTTTATTTCATACTCTTCAATAAAAACCCCTATGGGGTTATTAAAAACGCAAAACAAAAACCCCT